TGGATTGCGGTCAACCTTACGGCGAACCAGGCGTACGAGGTCACCGTCAATGGCCTGACCTCACAAGGCGAAGTCAGTGTCGTGACCGCGAGCGGCCTGGACGGGTCCGATGAAGCGTCGTCGGGTCTGATCGGCGACTTCTCGGCCGCGAGCAACTATGCCTATTTCATGCCGGGAACCACCGGCACCTATTACATCGACATCGCCGATCCGTATGCGATCACGCCGGAGAATTACTCGGTCAACGTCGCCGCCGTGACGGTGGATCATGGCGACAATCCGGCCACCGCCGGCACCATTGCGGTTGGCGGCACCGTCGCCGGCACGCTCGCGAACATTGCCCAGCATGACTGGATTGCGGTCAACCTTACGGCGAACCAGGCGTACGAGGTCACCGTCAATGGCCTGACCTCACAAGGCGAAGTCAGTGTCGTGACCGCGAGCGGCCTGGACGGGTCCGATGAAGCGTCGTCGGGGCTGATCGGCGACTTCTCGGCCGCGAGCAACTATGCCTATTTCATGCCGGGAACCACCGGCACCTATTACATCGACATCGCCGATCCGTATGCGATCACGCCGGAGAATTACTCGGTCAACGTCGCCGCCGTGACGGTCGACTACGCTGACAATGCCACCACTACCGGAAGCGTCGCCGTCGGAGGCGGCATTCAGGACGTAACAATCGGCGGGACCATAACGCCGTTCGTCAATATCAATATCAGCGATTTGTCCGGCCAGAACGAAACCCTGACAATCCTTGCGTCCGATGCTGGCAATGGCTCGCTCTCGAATCTCGGCAACGGCAGCTACAATTCCACCACCGGAGTTTATACTGACAGCGGTTCAGCCGCCGCGATCACGGCCGACTTGGATGGGCTGGCTTTCACGCCCAGCGCCGGTGCGCCGGCATTGACCACATTTCAGATCTCAGTTGTCGACGCGGGAGGTGCCACGGCGCTGAGCAGTGCACCCAGTGTTCAGTCCGTCGAATGCTTTGTCGAGGGAACGCTGATCACGACAAGCCGCGGCCCCGTCGCGGTCGAGCATTTGGAGGTTGGGGATCTTGTTACCGCAGTATTCGGTGGGAATGTGCCCCTTATCTGGATCGGAAGCCGTAAGATCAACTGTGGTCGGCATCCGAGGCCCTGCGCCGTCCGACCGGTCTGCATTGCGCGCAACACTTTGGGCACCGGCGTCCCATATCGTGATGTCTGGTTGTCGCCCGACCATGCGGTCCTCATCAATGACGTGCTGATTCCGGTCAAGCACCTCATCAACGGCGAGTCGATTTATCAGGTGAGCGTAGGAAGAGTGGTTTACTACCACTTAGAATTGGCGCACCACGATGTGGTGCTAGCAAATGGGCTGCCCTCGGAATCCTATCTCGATGTCGGCGATCGTAGGAAATTCTCGACGTCTCATAATGTTGTCGACCTATTTCCTGACCTTTCGGCTCGGACTGTGGCGCCGGCCCTCTTTTGGGAGGCGTACGGCTGTGCGCCGTTGGTCGTGACGGGTCCAGAGGTTCTGTCGGCACGCCAGCTCGTTGATCGCATTGCAGCATCGGGGAGACACGGAACTTTTGCCAGTGCATCTCGGCTACCGAGCCGCGCCTAACAAATGAGCAACGCGGTGAAGGTGGCTACCTCGCTGGCCCGGACAGACACACGCTGCCCAAAAATCAGCTAATATCGTCGCATCAGTCCGGCGCAGTGCCTTCGGAGGATCTCGTCAGCGCTTCAGATGCAGGCGCGCCGGCCGCGCGTACCGGGCTACGGGAAGCTATCTCTGCCGCATGCATGGATGCCAATCCAGACGTCGATTTCCTCGACCGGCTGATTCGGGCCTGGGGCGCCTCCCTCAAGCCGTATGGGCATGCTCCGGCTCCTCCCCCATAGTGGTTGCCTCGTCATACCAGCGGACCACCCACCGAATGCCGAGGCGGGAGAGGCCGTCCATGATACGCCACAGGAAGGCGACGTGCGCTGGGAACGGCAGGCCGGCCTGCGCAAGCGCGCTGCCGGCGTAGCCCTCCGGCGAGCGGTAGCGGAGCAACGCCACGGGGTCGGCTGGCGGGCGACGCAGGCGGGCCAGCGGCTCGAGCACCAGGCTGGCCTGGGCGCGGATCAGATCGTCCAGGTTCTTGAGTCCGTCGCTGGCGGACTTGGGGACGGCGTTGCGCCCGGCCTCCCAATGTTGGACGGTGCGCAGGGCGGCGCCGAGGATCTGGCCGGCCTCCTGCTGCGTCAGGCCGCAAGCCTGGCGCAGCGTTATGAACTCGGCGACCGGCATGCGGTACACCGGGCGGCGGTGGACCTGGCGGGCGGCCGGGGCGGCGTCGATATCGGTCACGGCGCCAACTCCTCGCTCTCCTCCGGCTCGACCTCGACGCCGTACTCCGGGCGGCGGTCGTTGCAGGCGCACGACCATTGATCGGTCCAGGCGCCACCGCAACGGGGACATTTGTAGAAATTGACGAAACGGCAGGGGTTGCCGTCGCCGTCGGTGGGGTCCGGGTCCGGCAAACCGGGGCGCAGATCGACATGGACGGCAGTGCCGACAGAGAAACCGCCGTCGCGCTCCGGCACGTCGAACGATGTGGCGGTGCTGTTGGGGCTGCGCTGGATGTCCAGGGCCTTGCGGGCGGCTTGGTTGTGGCAATCGGCTTCCAGGTCGATTTCCCAGGTGACGCGATAGAGCGGCATGGTCAGATCCTTTTCTCGGCTTCGTTGGCGATGTGGCCGCGGCACAGGAACACGACGGCCCAATCAATCGGCTCGGCCGGGCCGGTGCCCGATTCGGCGGCGGCGTTCAGGCCGGCGACGTAGGCGGCGGTGTGGGAGGCGGCGATGACGTGGGCGACGAAGGTCTTGGCCTCGATGTCCTGCACGCGGCCGGCGCGGGAGTCGTCTGGCACCAACACGACGGTAAACGGGGCGGGCGGCAACGCCAGCGCGGCCTGGCGCCGGCGTCTGGGCCTGTGGAGCATCGACATGGGCGCCTCCTCAGAACAGGGTCGGCTGCTCGATGCGGCGCGGCGGGCGCGGGGTGGCGGTGAACGACGCGACAGGCGGTGACGCCGCGGGTGCCTTGCGGGCGTCGATCACCAGCAGCAATGCGGAGACGCCTGTGCCCTGGTCGGCGAACGTGTCGGCGGGCAGCCCTTCGGCCTTGTTGGCGATCGGCAGGAAGGCGGCGCGCTGGCGGGGGCCGTTGGCGCAGAGCGCGACCAGCCGGCCGCCGGGTTTCAGGAACGTCAGGGCGTGCCGGATGTGCTTGATGTCAGCGCCGTGGTCGAACGGCGGGTTCATCACCACGCGGTCGAACAGGCTGACCGGATCGCCGGGCGGCAGGGCGTAGGCGAGGAAGTCGTCATTGCGGATCGCAACGCGGCCGAGCGGGAAGTTCTGCCGGAGACGTTCAGCCAGTTCGGGGTTGACCTCGATCGCGCAGACCTCGCAGCGCGGCTCGCCGTCAACGATGGCCCGCAACAGGCTGCCGGTGCCGGCCGACGGCTCGAGTACCTGATGGCCGGACTGGATGTCGGCCAGTTCCACCATGCGGGCGGCGAGGTCGGGCGGGGTGGGGAACAGGCTGGGGACCGCCGCGACCTTGATGCCGTCGCGCAACGTGGTGCGCATGGCGGCGATGTCGGTTGGCTCGGAGTCGGGCTGGCCCGGCGTATGCGCAACCTGGACCTGATCGAGCAGGACGAAGCCGATGCCATCGCCGGTGTCGCGCAGGCGCCCGGCGGCGCGGGACTCGGCGACTTCTGCCGCGGACATGACGGCGCGGAGCTTGTCGAACGGGATGGTGCGAGTGAAGTTCTTGCCCCCGTTGCGCCAGTTGTCCTCTACTGTGACGGAAGTCCGGTTGACCTTGCGGATGGTGGACCATCCGTGCGGGCCGGGCGGGGAGCACCAGCATTGGCAGCCCCCGCCCGGTTCGGGCCTTACCTGATCGGCGGCAGTGCCGCCGGCCTCCGCGAGCATGGCGCGCTCGTAAGCGAGGCGGTTGGCGATGTGGGCCAGCCAGCGGTCGCAGTGGGCCATGACGCGCGGATAGTGGTCGCGGGCGGCGTCCAGGACCTGCGCGACGGTCCAGGCGGGGCAGCGCGCATAACGTTTGTCGTCGGGCTGCAGCACGTCGTAGGCCGACCACCAGTTGGCCGGGCTGTGATCCTGGCGGATGGCGTACAGGTGGCCAGCCTCGGTGCAGCCGGCGATGCGGCGGGCGCGCGTGAGTTGCGCGTCGGGTTCGTTGTCCAGGCCGGCGACGCCTTCCCAGAGTTTCAGCCCCTCCTCGGCCTTGTCCTTGGCGCGCTGCTGGCGGCGTTGCTCCGCTTCCAGGGCCTTGATGCGGCGGGCGCGGACGTCGGGCCGTTCCTTGTATTTGGCGGCACGGATCGCGCCCTCGGCGCGGGCCTGCCAGTAGCCGGCGGTTTCCCACAGGCGGACGGCGCGGCGCATACCGGCCTGGATGCGCTCGGCATCCTTGCGGGCGCGGCGTTCGGAGTGATGGCCGACCAAGATGGGCTGGCCGAGCGGGATGTTGTCGGCGATGGCGGCAACCGCGGCGCGGGCGGCGCCGGCGTCAGCGGTTCGCCGATCAGCGTAATCGTCGAAACGGTCTGCGCGTTGCTCGGCGCGTTCGACGAGACTGGTATCCTCGTCGTCGATCTGGCCGGCGAGTTCCAGCAGCAGATCTTCCCGGGCCGGAGTCCAGGTGGGGGCGACCCAAAGCTGTTGCTTGGGTGCCCAGATGAAGCCGGCAGCCTTGACCTCGTCGCAGGTTTCCGGGTCCAGCCGGGCGGTGGAGTACAGCCGGAGCTTGTTGTCGTCCGGACTGTACGTTGCGGTGATCACGGGGTTATCCTTTCGGGCGATGCCGCGGCACCTGACGGGCGTTTTGCCCTGGTGCCCCGGTATCGGGTGGGGGTCAGGCGGCCTTTTTCGCCATGACGTTGAGCGAGTAGCTGAGGGCGATGCCCTTGGGGCCTGGGATGGGCAGTGGGCCGCTGGTCGATCCGACCAGTTTCGTCTTGCCCGATCCCGAGGGCGGTGCCGCGTCAAGCGCGGCCTTGCCGATCCCCACGGTGATGATGAGCTTGTCGCCCTCAATGCGGTGTTCGACATTGTGCATCGTCGGTCCCCTTGCTCTGCGCCGGCGGAATTGCCGATCGCATAGGGAGCGGCCGGCGTTTTAGCGGCGGTTCCCAATGCGGTCGGTTCGCTCACGCGTACTCCGGCTCGGGGACGGTGATTTCGCCGGCTGGGGTGTATTCCAGGGTGAAGTCGGGGGCCGGTTGGTTGGCGGCGGCCTTGCGGGCGGTGGCTGCGGCTTGTTTGACCTTCCGCTCGCGCGCGGCCTCGGTCAGCGCATCGCCGCTCAGGCCGGCGAGTTCGGGGCACTCGGCGAGGATTTCGGCGCGGTGTTTGGCCTGGCGCTCGGCGGCGGTGCGGATGTCGCCCTCCGGGTCCAACGGCCCGATTTCGGCGTACTCGGGACCGGTCGGCAGGATGCCGCCGGGCCAGAACTGCGCCCGGGGGAAGTTTACGTCGCGCGGCGAGACCGATGTGCGGCCGAAGGTCCGGCAGGACGTCCAGCCGGCAGGCAGGCGGGCGTGCATAGAGAGGTCCGGGTTGAGATACCAGCGCGGTCCGAAAGCATCGGCGGCGGCCTGGCGGGCGGCGGTGAAGGCGGGCGCGAAGTCATCCCAGCCCTTGTAGCTGCGACCGCCCAGCAGCCTGGGACGGGCGGGGCGAGCGGCAACTTCGGCGGCACGGAAGGCACGGGCGAGCTGACCCTGGTCGTATCGCGACAGGCTGGTGATCTGGCCAAGCACGGCGGCGAGTGCCGGCGAGGCGGCGGGCCAGGGGCCAGGCGTTGGCACGGGCGAACGGGCGCGGAGGGCGGCGGGTGGCTCGATGCCGAACATCATGGGTTGCTCGATCATTGGGCGATCTCCTGCGGTGCGGGGTGAAGGGTGCCGACGTAGGGCAGTTCCCTGCCGGACATGATGGCGTCGCGCTGGGTGCGGCCGGTGAGGCGCACAACCGCGCCACCGACGCGGATTTCCTGCTTGCCGCGTTCCCAGGTCATTGCGGCGGCGTCATCAAGGTCGAGATAGGCGATCACGCTGCGGCCGCGTTTGGCGACGGCCTGCATGATGGCGCGCATCGACGTTGCCTCGCTGTAGCAGAGCAAGGCGCGGTCGCCGTCGGGACGGGCGATCTCGACTTCGTACATCGTCCGGCGGTTGCGTAGGCATTCCAGGCGGCGGAGTTGCTCCTCCGACAGGGGTGGCGGGGGCGTGAACACGCGGGCGGTGGCAACCTCGCGCATTGGGCAGGGATTGCGGGGCGGCGGCGGTGCGATGGCCCGGCAAAGGTCCAACAGGTCCATGGCTGGCCTCCGATCAGTGCTGCGAGTGTTCACCGGCCAACCGCGTGCGGATGCGTGCCGCTTGCTCGCGGCGATCGGCAGCAAGGGCTGCGCGGTACAGCACGATCTCGTGGCCGTACACGCAGCCGCGGTGGGTGGTGTCGATGATCGCGAGGTTGCGGGCGATGGCGGGTGCCCATTGCAGGTCCTCGAAGCGGAAGCAGCCGGGCGGCTGCTGGGTCTGGGCATGGGCGGCTGTGCCAAGCCAGAGAATGGCGGCGAAGGCGGCTATGGTGCGGCGCATTGGTGATGTCTCCCATATCAATCAATCATCTGTAGATTGATATGGTCGTATATTACGAGCAAAACCGAGGGTTGTCCAGGAATATTTTTCCACACGCAAGTATGCCGACCGGCGGCTGTTCTCGCGTGGTGCTGTGGTATCCGGGGAATGGTAGTGGGTCAGCGTGAATCTCGGCTTTCGACCCAAGCCCGTCGCTGGGTGCGATCCGAACCAACATCAAAAACAGACATTCGCAGAGTTCGACAAACGCCGCGCTGCGCGGTTGGCAACTCGATCGCTCCTATAATAAAAACTCTTCTCTGATAACTAACCCGTAGACGTCCCTGCCGCTGCGCGTATGACCCGATTTCACAAAGCCGAGGGTTTCAAGCCAGGCGCGTCTGCGCGGATCAGCAGCGGGCGCCAGGACCTCGACGCCCTGGCGAAGTAGTCCACACAGCCTCAAATGGCTAAACGCCGCGCGGCCAACAAATCCCAGGCTCGTGGTAACACCAGGTTTCAGCGCGACACTAATTAGCAAAGCATAGGGTGCAGACCGAGGATCCTGCAATTCCCCATCAGCGAGGTTATATGCGACCACCTCACCATTCTTATATTTTGCAGCCACCTCCGCTGAAACTCCGAGGACAGCACAGATGCCTGAGGGTTCACCTTGCTGGCGACCGCTGACTTGAGGCGAGAACCGAAGCCACCGTCGATTCTCAACCGGTGGAGGTTTAAGCAGCATCAGCGACGTAGGCTGGAGCCGGTGCCACGTGAAGATGGCGTGGATTTGGTCAGCCGGGGTTGCATTCCCTCCGAGAAAACTCGGTCGACGATGCGACTGTATCAACTCCTGATGGAGGCGCGAGAACACTAGCCTATCCTCCGGCCGTTGAACGAGTTCATATTCGGACGACTCTAACGGCTGAAGCACCAAGTTGAGAACTTCGGCCATCGTCTTGGCCTTCAACGGACCTGCACCAGGCATCGAATGGGATGGGTCACTCGCACGGCGCGCCAGATAAATTTCGCCACCTAAGATCATCGTAAGCATAGCTAGCAAGGCGATTTTGAGAGATGATGACCAATCTGCAAGCCCGAGTTGGGTTCCGAATATTTCGAGAATCAGGGCGATGGCCGAACATATCAACTCCACGGTCAGTACAAGCCGATGATGCAGGGCGGCGAAGCCGCTAACTGCATAAAAGAACCTATCGACTGCGGCGATCATTCTCATGCAGGTACCAACCAACAGCGCCAGAGGTTCTTCAGTCGGCTAACGTCTCTGATTCGTACTAGTCGCCAACTCAGCCCATCTACTGAGCACAAAGTCACGTTGGGCTGCGTCTAATAATTGATGACCATACGTCCGCATCCCCGCCTCGACGACCTTTTGGCCAAGAAACTTCCGGATGACCTGATCAATCCACCGAGGTGGGTCCTGTCTAGATGATAAGATACGGGACAAGATACTCAAATATACGGCCGCGATGCCTGGGACATCCCCGCACCGCCGCAGTCCATCCTTGATGTGGATAGATCTAAATATCAGCGGAAAATCGACCCATCTTCCTGTATTATCATCAAAATTCAACCTCGAGAAGTCCGAAGACGACACGATCCCGATCAAAAGAGATACATATGACGAAGCTGCGCGCGGTGACAGCAACCGAGCCTTAAAAGCTTCTTGGAGCGCCAGATCGATATACGACTGCCCTTGTAAGCGCCGCTCCGGACCAAGACCCTCAGATCCATTTTCGCCATCTTCAGAATGATCAGGGTCTTGCGATGCCGAAACAGGCGCCCCAATTTCGTCGGCAGTATATCGAACGTCCTTGTAAGGTTCTAGATGAGTGGTTGATGCCCTCCCTCCCCCTAGCGCTACGAAGTTCGACTCGACTAACAGCGGTGCAATGTCTGCCGGGACTCTTGGCTCCTGTTTGCGCGATATATAGATTCCGATCCCATGAAAATTCTGATGATCCTCATACACCTCAGCAGCGGCCCTACTGGAAAAAGAGAAGCCTTCAATTCTGCGAATTCGTCCACCCCTTCCCACCCTATTGACCTGCAGCTCACCTGTAACTATGGCGCATTTGAAGTAATATGTATTCGCAAACATAGTGCTCCTTATCTTCTGAAGCCCCCGAAGCAACGCTGAGAGATCCTCGACATTGAAGACGGCACTGTCGCTCAGCACATAACACTGACTGCTATCTCCGAGTTCATTCGCCAAGGCAGATACCTGGTTTAAGAATAAACCAAGCGCATCCGCGAGCCTCTCGGGCGGAAGCAGTGCACGCTGACGAGTCCCTATCAGGTCAAGGAATGCGACCCAGTTTGGCATGCCAACTCTCCCCTCACCCGGCGGCGACAAAGAATCGAACCGGCGTAATAAAGTTGTCCGTGACTAGCCGCCGAAAATTCGGGGGCAGCTTGTCAGGCGGAAAGATCGCGACGGCACGCGAGGTCCATCGTCGCCGCTGAAATAGTGCCATGACCTGCCTGACGTCCCTCGATAACCTAGGCACCTCCCTTGGACGAATGAGGACGTAACTGCCCGGCGATGGATGCTTCGTCAATTCCTCCGCAATGGCCTTTGCGCTCAGCTGCCCCCCTATAAGTCTCCGCGATCGTAGGTTACGGATCGCGGCCTCTCTCGTCGGAAGAAAGGACGAGAGGCTCGTGGTGACGAATCGATCCCACATGCGAATTGCTTCGCCAAATGGATCGCGTCGAGCCTCTGCTCGCCCGAGCGACGTGAAGCTAACATATCTTGAATCTGGCAGCAGATCACCGTAGGGCGTTCTGCAGACGCGAGTTCCACTGAGCGCCGTGCCGTAGTCAGCAAGGGCGAACTCGACCTTGCGACGATAAAGCCCCTCGCGCGTCAATGCCTCGATCGCGGGTCTAAGCACGTCCATCATGCACTCAGAATTAGCAATGCTCATCTCCAAAATCAGATCGAGAACCAAGTCCGAGACCCTACGCTCAAATGTGCCGCTGCGCGCACCTCGCAAGCCGATGGACGCTTGTATCCAGGTGTCTCCCTCGGGACGCCACCCCGTGTCGTCCTTGGCAGAGTACGCGACCACGAAACCCAGCTGGTTCGGGTCGGGTAATGGCTCGAGTGGGATGCGCGGCTCGGTAGCATAAATCGATACCCGAGCGACCCCAGCCGGCAGCTGTCGGAGATAATAGGCGGGGGTATCTAGCGCCGGGTCATCCGGCACGATTACATTCCTCGTTTCGAGATGAAAGGAGTGAGGCTGAAGGCCAGTCCACAGCCGAATCCTCTCAAGCTCCTCTGCGAGATTGCGTCGGCAAAAGACTACAACGTCGGCCAGCGGCGGAAGTTGGGGCTCCAAGCCCCGAACGAGCATCACGTAACGGTGGTTCGAGAGGTCGGGCGGCGCCATAGGTTAACATTCCTCCCGCCCCTGGAGGTTCATCCTCCGAGGGTTCTACCGTCGTCAGGTTATTACGACGTTAACATCACTTCTGGTTGAGAGACAAGTCACTGTCACTCATTTCGCGGACGGGTTGCAACACCCTCCCCGCACCACCGCCGCACTCGGCAGCGCCAGCCCCGTCGCATCACGAGACCTCCCACTCAGGATGCCCCGCCGTGCTCGCCTCGATATCCGCGACAACTCTCGCCAGTACCCTGTCCCACTGACCCTCGATCATGGCGGTCATCCGTGCTGTTCGCGCTGGCGGAGGCGCCAGCAGTACGCGCTCGACGATCGCCCATCTCTTGCGCCGGGACCGGCCGTCCGGCGCCGCTGGGTGAATCTGGCCGTGATGATGGGGTCAAGTGGCGTCCCCGCCTGGAGGCGGGCAGACGGCTCAGCATCGAAAGCCGAGGTTCAAACCGACCAACTACCCAGCGAATTTTCCGCTTGCGTTCTGGCAAAACGACTCGTATGGAGTCGGATATTGTTGGGGCAGTTGCGCCCTCCCCCCTTGCAAGGTGATCGAATGGCTCGCCGGCCGGCTTCGCGGCAGGCGGATCAACCGTGGCTGCTGGCGATCGAGTTCAAGCGGCTGGACGATCTGCGCCCCGACCCGAACAACGCGCGCACGCACACCGAGCCGCAGATTGCGCTGGTGGAGAAGTCCCTGCTGGAGCGGGGATGGTATCTGCCGATCGGTGAGGGCGATGGGCAACTTGTCTTCGGCGAGGCCCGATGGCGGGCCGCGCAAAACATCCACGCGCGGCACCAGACGATTCGTGGTGCACCGGCTGGAATGGCGCCGGTGGTGGACCTGGCGCACCTGTCCCCGGCGGAACGGACGGCGCTGGCGCTGGCCGACAACCGGCTGGCCGAGCTGGCGGGATGGGATTCGGCGATCCTGGCCGAGCAAATCGGCCAGCTTGCCGGCCAGGGGTTCGATCTTGAGACGGTCGGGTTCACGGCGGATGACCTGGCGGCGATGACGACGGCGGCCGACCCTGCAGCCGTGGTGGAGACACCCGTGGCGCCGGTACAGGACCGGTTCTGGATCAGCGTCCGTGGGCCGCTGCGGAGTCAGGCGCGAGCGTTGAAGGCGCTGCAAAACCTGATGGCCGACATCGAAGGCGTGTCGGTGGAGCTGGGGACCGTCCTGGACGATGGTTAACCGGGTGGCGCGGGCGTTCTCGCGCACGCTGGACGCGACCCGGCGGCAGCGGCGGAACGATCCCGTGGCGATAGCCGCGAAGGCGGAGATTCGCCAGCGGGTCCTGGACATGATCGGGCCGGTCGAGGCTCGGGTGTTCGATGCGTTCGCCGGCGCGGGCGAGATGTACCGGCGGGTGTGGCACGGGGCGGCCGGATATGTGGGGTGCGACCGGAATTGGTACGCCGACGAGCGGCTGGTGTACTGCGCCGACAACCGGCGGGTTATGCGCTGCATCGACCTGGCGCTGTTCAACGTGTTCGACTTGGATTCGCATGGCTCGCCGTGGGAACAGGCGATCATCCTGGCGGCGCGGCGGCCGGTCGGGGCAGGCGAGCGGCTGGGCCTGGTGCTGACCGATGGCAGCAACCTTGATCTGTCGCTGGGTGGCATGGTGGCGCCGCTGCGGGAGATTGCCGGCTTCGTGGGAATCCCAGCCGGCGCGGCGCGGTCGCATGCCGAGATCATCGAGCGGGCGATCAACGGGGTGTGCCGGCGGATGGGCGTGCAGGTTCTCCGGCGATGGGAGAGCCAGGGCGGCAGCGGTGCCAGGGTGCGGCACATCGGCATGGTCCTGGAACGGATCAGCCGCTGAACAGCGGTTGCAGGCGGGCGACCAGCCCCGCGTAAGCGGCGGGGAACGAGCGGAACGTCTCGCCGTCCAGCGTGGCGCCGCCTTTTTCGCCGGCGACACGCGGCTTGCCGTCGGTGCCGATTTCGATGCGGGCCAGGCGCTCGCCGGCGGCGATGGCGTCGCGCACGCGGTCGATGTGTTTGCCGGCGGTGGACGCCGCGTACAAGGGATTGGCCTGCCAGGTGCCCCATTGCTTGAGCCACAGCGCGGCGCCGGCATGGAGTGCCAGGTCGCGGCCTTGGCGCATGTGGTCAGCAATGCAGGTGCGAGCGTTGCGTCCGGATTCGCCTCCCAGCAGGACCTGATCGATATCGGCAAACGACACGCCGCGGAGGGGACCGATCAGCGGCTCGACCGAGGCAAAGGCGGTGAACGGGCCAACGTCCTGTTTCAGCCGGCGCAGTTCATCGAGCCGGACACCGCGGGGCGCGTCCTCGACCGAGACGCCGAGCCACAGGTGCGGCGGCACGCCACTGGCGCGATAGCGGGAAGCGATGTAGCGGCGAAGGGTCTGGTGGCGCTTGGTCAGGACCTGGAACACGGTGTCCGGGCAGGCGTCGATCACGTCGAATACCGCATTCCGGAAGGCGTCCGGGATATCGCGGTGCATCAGGTCCGACATCGAGTTGACGAACACCATGCGGGGCCGGCGTTCGGCGCCGTCTCGGACCGGCCGGAAAGAGCGGCCTTCCGGCAGGCGGTCGGGGTGGAGTTTGACGGTCTCGAAGTTCCCGCCGAACAAGCGGTCGGTGATCTCGCGGGCGTAGCAAAACTTGCAGCCGGGTGAGACCGGGGTGCAGCCCGTGGTGGGATTCCACGAGCTGTCCGTCCAGGAAATGTGCGTGTTGCGGGCGGTCATGTCAGCCCTCCGGGAAGGTGCGCAGGGCCTCCATCAGCTTGTCCGCCAGCCCGCGCGCGTCGCGCTCCGACAGGCGCGGTTGATTGCCCATCAGCAGGGCGAACAGGGCTTTCAGTTCCGCCTCGGTCAGCGGAACATCCGCGGTGCGGGGCATGGGTGCCTCCGATTGTTGCGCTGGTGGATGGCAGGCCCGCGGGTGCGGCCAAGGGCCGTCCATGGCGCGGCGGGTGAGGCGCTAGGGTCATGGCTCTTCCCGGGCGCCGGCCTCCCACCATTCGGCCTGACGGTCGGCCGCCTCGGACTGGTGCAGCAGTGCTTCCCGGCCGGCAGGTTTCAGGTGCGGGGCCTGAGCCAGGTCGCGCAGGTTCTCGGCCTCGGCGCGCCAATGGCGTGCGGAGTCCAGACAGGATTCGCGGTTGGTCATAGCGCGCCTCACATGCCACGACCGGCGCGGTACTGCGCCTCGTCGAAGCATTCCGCCTCGAAGCGGCGGGCCGCGGCGTCGGCCTCCTCGCCGAACAGGCAAGTCCGGCTGCTGGGAACGTAGAAGGCCCGGGTGCCGGCCGGAACGGTCTCGCCGTTCGCCAGCTTGGTTGGGTACTTGGTCGTGATCCAGTGCGGATCGCGTGAGAAACGATTGCGGCGCATGGCGTCACTCCATGGTGGTTGCGGGATTCGCCGTGGCAGATTAGCCCCACGGCAGGCCGAACTTGTCGGCGCAGATCGGGCCGTAGCCGGCGTCGATTGATCGGTGATCGGTCAGTTCCAGGCCACAGAAGCAGCAGTGGCCGAACCGTTGGCCGTAGATCTTTGCTTGCCCGGCGGGTGCGGCAGCGAAGGCGTGCAACGCGGCGCCAATCGCTGCGGCATCATCGGGCGCGACGGTGTGGTGCGGGTGGAACATCCCGCCCAGGTCGATGCGGCCATAGAACGTGCGGTCGGCAAATGCCTTGTCGTCGCTGGTGACGCTGACTGAACCGGGTTCGCGGGCGGCGATTCCGGCCCGGCCCAGGCGGAACCGCAGGCCGTTGTCCGCGGCAAACCGAACGACCGGCCATTTCAGGGCCAGGGCGGCATACGCCAGCATGTCAACGATGGGTGACAGACCATCGGTGGTTGGCGCGCGGGGTTGCCTGGCGCGGGCGGCAAGGCTGCCGGCCAGAGCGAATTGCCTGTCTGTCCAAGCGCGGGAGCGTGCCTGGTACAGCAGGCTGTCGGCGGTATCGCGGTCGCGTTCGCCCAGCCTGTCGCGGCAGGCGCGCAACGCGGCCACGGCGGGCGCTTCGCGCGGGGCGGGCGGGGCGAACATGTTGGGCGTTTGCAGTGGCATGGCGGCGGCCTCCTGGCAGCCTTGGGTTTGCGCGGGCGCCAGCCTTTTGCTGGCGGCATCGCAAGCCCAAGGTCGGCGGGTCAGGCGGCGGCGGTTGCCTTGCCCTTTGCCTTGCCCTTCGCCTTGGCGGTGGGGGCGGCGGCGGCGGCGGGCGCATCGGGGGCGGGCGCGTCGGGCGCGGCGATTTGCGCGGGCGCGGGCGGTTCAGCCAGCGGCAGCATATCGGCAGTGCCAAGGTCGATTGCCTGGATGCGGGCGCGGTAGCCTTCGCACTTCGCTTCGGCAGCAGCGCGGGCATCGCCGGTCAGGTCGCCCAGCTTGGCTTCGGTCCGCGTCAGGTTTGCCAGGATCGCGGCGCGCGTACCTTTCGTGGCGGGCGCGAGGGCGCGGAAGGTCTCGGCGGGGATGTAGGCTTCGGTGCGAAGCGGCATCAGCACCAAAGCCGCGCCAGGGGCATCGTTGAACGTCGCCACGGCGGGCGCGATGTCGCCCCCACCTTGGCCGGCGAACAAGCTGATACCATCGGAGTACAGCGCGCTGGCAACCTCGGTCGCGGCGCGCATGATCTTGGGCGCGAAGCTGGCGGTTTCGCCGGCCTCGAACTCGCGGTTGCCCATGACGTTTTCCAAGCCTGCCAGGATTGGCGCATAGTCCGGGTACGTGCCTTCAATGGGCACCATGCGGAACGTCGCGGACTCGCACGTGTCGCGCAGCACAACGGCGGGCGCGCCATCGCAGAAGCCGACTTGCACGCTTGCGCTGGCGCGCTGGTCTTTGTCCAGCATGTCATCGAAGATTGCGAGACGTGCCTTGAGTCCGGCGCGCGGCAGGGTAACGCCATGGCCCAGCCACGTGGGCACTGCCTCGGGCGCGGCAATGCTGAACATGCCGGTGAAGAGCTTTGCGCCATCGGTGCCCGACACGCGCACGTCGCGGCCGGACGATTGCAGGCGTACGCCTTGCAGGTATTCGCGCTTTTCGTCGGCCGACGCGCACAGCAGCGCGGCTTTGATGAACGTCAGCGGGATGGTGACGTACTCGAGCGGCGGCATCTTGTCGGCGGAATCGGGCGCGGGCGCGTCGGTTGCGGCGGGCGCGGGCGCATTGGCGATGGCGCGCGCGACGGTATCCAGCGCGGCATTGATCGCGGTATCGCTGGCGGGCGCGGCGGGCGCGTTGCTCTCGGCGGCGGCGGCGGTTTCGGCGGCAGCGGTATCTTGCAGCATGTGAGTTGCTCCATGAACAAGAGGGGTTATCACCATGCGCCGGTTATCCGATACCTGTGCATTGTGATGGGCGTATCATACGTCCTAGAAATCGCCTTCGTCAAGAGAAATATTCAACTAATTTGAATACAAATGCATGGACAGGGGAAGGCGAGCGGGGCAGTCGCGGCTGGCTGAACAAGGTTCGGGCGGTCGGTTACGCGCGCGGGCGCGGCGGGCAGCGGGCGCAGCAGCAGCTTGCGGGCGCGGGATGTCCGGCGGTGACGGCCGGTCTGGCCGGACGTGCATGCGCAATATTGCTTCGTCGCCTCGACGGCGGAGCGAAGGAATGTTGCGCGCGGCATCCTGGCCGGCGGCAAATATGGTGCAGGGTTGCAAGGAACACCGTGCAACGCATTGACGGGGCGATGGTTTTGCCGGGTCGGCCCCTGCCCTATGCGGGCAGTGTCGGGCGGGGCGGGCGCGGCGGGCCGGGTTAGGCGGGGCCGGCCCCCGCCCCTGGACAGGGGGGGCAGGGGGTGGAGCGGCGGGCGCGGCCCCGCGGGCAACCGTCATCCGCGAACGTATTCAAAAATTCTGGTGAAAAAATTGCGCGCTGAAATGTTTGGGGCGGATTGAAGGGGAGACTGTTCTCCCTGGTCGGGTGTCGAGCGGTAACAGTGTCCGGAGTGGAAAACCCTGCTGTCGCGGATGGGCCGGCACCTGGCGCGCTGGCGGCGGCGTTCCTGCGGCTGGACGCGGATCGACGCGCGGCACTGCTGGAGGAGCTGACCGGCGAGGAGCTGGTGCAGCTTGAGGCCGACGTCGACGAGCAGGTGCGGTCGAGCCTGGAAGACTGGTGCCGGTTGGCGCTGGCGGATGAGGGCCAGGCTCCCGCGCTGCACCACCGGTTATTGCTGCGGGAGTTGGAAGACATCGCCGCCGGCGAGAACGACCGGCTGATGGTGCAGATGCCGCCGGGGACGGCGAAGTCACGCTACGTGTCGGACCTGTTCCCACCGTGGTTCATGGCGCGGCAGCGGGGCACCTCGGTGATCGGGGCGTCGCACACCTCGGGGCTGGCGCAGTACTTCTCGCGCAAGGTGCTGGGGCGGATCCGGCAGCATGGCGCGACGCTGCGCATGCACCTGCGCTCGGAGGGCGTGGAAAGCTGGGAGACGACGAACGGCTCGGAATACCGGGCGGCGGGCGTGGGCGCGGCTATCGCGGGCCGGCGCGCCGACCTGGTGCTGATCGACGATCCAGTGAAGTCGCGCGAGGAAGCGGACAACCTCGACATCAGGAACCGGACCTGGGAGTGGTACCAGGGCGACGTGATCGGGCGGCTGAAGCCGACGGGCCGGATCGTGCTGATCATGACGCGGTGGCACGAGGACGATCTGGCGGGCCGGTTGCTGGACCTGCAGCCCGGGCGGTGGCGGACGCTGGCGCTGCCGGCGCTGGCCGAGGCGGATGATCCGCTGGGCCGCGAGCCCGGGACGCCGCTGTGGCCGGAGTACTGGCCGCTGGAAAAGTGGCTGGCGAAGCAGGCCGAGGCCGGCGGGCCGAACTCGCGGGAGTGGAACTCGCAGTATCAGCAGCGGCCGGCATCGGCCACCGGTGCACTGTTCCAGGTGACGAAGCTGGCGGTGCATGACGACGTGCCGTCTCTGGTGCGGCGGGTGCGGGCGTGGGACCTGGCGGCGACCGAGGCCGGCGCGACGGTGGGGAAGAAGCGCGGGGCGGACCCGGACTGGACTGTGGGTGTGCTGCTGGGGAAGACGACGGCGGGCCGGTTCGTGGTGCTGGACGTGGCGCGGGTGCGGGGCGGCCCGGAGGTTGTCGAGCGGACCATCGTGGAGACGGCGCGGGCGGACGGGGCTGCGGTGACGATCGGGCTGCCGCAGGACCCGGGGCAGGCCGGGAAGTGGCAGGGATCGTATCTGACGGCGCAGTTGGCTGGGTATGTGGTGCAGACCTCGCTGGAAAGCGGGTCGAAGACGACGCGGGCTATGCCAGTGTCGTCGCAGTGCAACGGCGGGAACCTAGGCATCATGCGGGCGCCGTGGAACGCCGCGTTTGTCGATGAACTGCGGAATTTCCCGGCGGGGCGGTTCGACGATCAGGTGGATGCGCTGTCGCGGGGCTTCGCGATGCTGCTGCTGACGGCGAAGCCGGCGCACGGCAGGCATCTGGGCTTCATGGCACGGTGACGGTGCAGGGTGAGATGGAACAGGCGACCGGGCACCGGAACAAGCGAACCGAGCGGCAGGCGGACCTGCGGGCCGCGGCGAAGCTCCAGATCCTGGAAACCCTCGCCAAGGGGCTGTCGCCGGTGGCGGCGGCGAAGGCGGCTGGCGTCGCCTACTCGACCATCTGGACCTGGAAACGCGACGACGCGGCGTTCTCGGCGGCCTGGGACGAAGCCTTCGAGCAAGGGACGGACGTGCTGGAAGACATCGCGCTGAAGCGCGCCACGGTGGGCAATCAGCGGCCGGTGTACCAGGGCGGCAAGCAGGTGGGCACGGTGCAGGAGTTCTCCGACCACCTGCTGTTGGCGACATTGGCGCGGCGGCGGGAGGCCTGGCGGCAGAGCAAGACCAAGGTGGAGCTGACCGGCAAGGATGGCGGGCCAGTGCAGGTGCAGCATGTCCGAGCGCGGATCGCGGAGAAGCTGGCGGCGCTGGCCGGCGGGCTGGGCTATGACGATGCGCAGCAGGCGGAGGCGTCGGCTGCGGCGCCAGCGAAGGACGGACCGCGCGGTTGAAGGCGGGCAAGTCGAACTAGGCGACAGGGGAGAGCGGATCGGCTCGAACTCTAGCTTTCGGTAGTTCTCTGTGAGCCTGCCTCCGGGTCGGGATGCATCAAACCAGAGATTCGGCCTAAGACAGGGCTGGTCGCGAGCCGGTTGGCGCCTTTGGGGTGGTTAGGCCCCTATAGTCGACCTCCACCGGACGATACTGTGCGTACATGCTGGAGCCGTGCCGCTTGGCATCCTATCTGAGACGAATGAGCAGACGATCCGACAACCAGAACAGAGCATCCGACGACGACCAGAACGACGAACAATCGGTCCCGGCCGCACCGCGCCAGGTCGAAACCGACGCCGATATGATCGACGCACTGTCCGACTTCATCGTGCGCAACCCTAACGTGCTAGGCGGTGGTGATATCCTAACAATCACGGGCGGCAGGCCGGTGGCGCGGGCGGGCATGCTGGCGGCGATCCTCGCTGGCTTGGCACTCGAAGGAGGGGCGCGGGCAATAAGGGGATATCTGATCGTCATTCCCCCTGCCGCTGATGCGGTGGCGGGACGTGAGCGTGCATGGGAAGGGTTCACATTCGCATTCGCGCGTCTGGCGGGCCGATCCCTGACCCCGGCGGAGGAACATTGGCTTCTGAGCCGATTTGAGGTGCGGGCCGCCCCGGATGGCCGCGCCGCATCGATACTCGCGCTGATCGGCGACCAGCGCGAGCGAACGGCAATTATTGTCACTGAAGCGGCCGATTATCGGGATGACGCAATTGCGCCGTTCGTGCGCGAGGGCGCGGAGACGCCACTAGTTGCAGAAGATGTGTGGGTTCCTCAGCTCCACAGCCTGGCGCAGGCCGCTGTAGCGGTCGCAAGCGAGAAGAGCTTGTATGTCGCACTTGACGCGGATGAGCTCAGCCCAATTCGCCCGCAGCTTGAACAGTTGCTGCGGTCGGTCGATGGCTGCGGGGTCATGGGCGCCGCGGACGACAACCGACCTGAGACCATCCTGGCAAGACATGTGGATACATGGGATCGGTGGATTGCCGAGGGGCGCGTTGGCCGAGTCTTGCGCGATGTCAACGAGCTTCCGACGACACTGAATTCCGAAAAGCCATTTCTGCGGGTCCAGCTTCTGCATAAGGCGGGGTTGCGCTTGGAAGCGCTCGCAGCGATTCGCAGCGAATTCCTGTCGAGAGGCCATCTCGATCCGTCGTCGCGCGTGCGGCTCGCCCGCATCGCGGGCGATGCAGGCGCATCACGGCTCGCCCGGGAACTTCTTGAGCCATGTATCACCCATCTCGACAGTCGGGAGGAACTCGAAAGCGCGCTTCGCACGGCCGAGGCCTCGGGATCTAACGAACTCCAACAAAAGCTCGCGAATCGACTGGAAACACGCTTTCCCGGCGCTGAGGGTGTGCAACGTCATCATCGGCGGTTGCTGTTGCGCGACCGTGATTACGCCAGCGTCGCTGATCTGCTGCGTCCCGCAGACGCCAAACGCGCTACATTCTATGACGCGCTCGCTACCGCTCTGTCCGGTAGCGAGATCCCGGACTATATGACGCTCATTGGCTCTGCGCAGGATAACAATCAGGCTGAGGCGTTTCGCCTCGCGAGCGTCGAGGACGCATTGTCACACTGCCTCACCGTGCATGCTTTCGAACTGGCGCTCGCCAGGCCGGCGAGTTCGGCACTCACCGAGCGCTGGCAGCGGCTCCTGCTTGAGGCCCTGGAACGCTGCTTCCTCGACTGCGGACCCAGCGGGAGTCCCCCGGTCGAGATGTCGCGCATTGAGGAAGGGCTGCGCGCGCTTGTGGCTAGCCTCGCCTGCGATCCGCTAAATGCTGCTCTGCGCTTCGGCCTAGTCGACCTCCTTCGGCCCAACGTGTCGGGAACAACTGGGCTCGCGCTAATCGCAAAATTGGTGTTAGACGAAGCTGCGAACCCTATCACCCCCAGCAAAGGCTTCAAGTTCGGTTCGGCCGGAATGGATTGGCTGCTCAATAAGAAGCCATTTCTCAACAGAGCTTTGGACTGGTTGAAGAGCGAAGAGCCAATATTGATCGGCAAGCTCGCGCTTCCGGCGGAGCTACTGACCGAGGATGCCGACGCGATACTCTCTGCGATCGCATCCTATCTAGAACGGGTTCCGCTTGCAGACGCAAGCGACATTGAGTCCCTGCAGCTCTGGCTGACATTGGCTGCCGCTGTCGCTCCGCACAGTTCCGACCCGGACGTCGACCTTCGCTTGTACCGCCTGGCGGCTGGCAAGCTTGCGAGCTATGGCTTCCCACAGCATGCGCGCGACTTGGTTGAGGTGGCGGTACAGGCGGGCACTGCAACGCCGCGGCGACGTCGATTGGCGTGGTTTTCCGTTGCGGATGTCTACCACCGAGTGCGTGACTATCTCGCCGGACTTGTCGCGCTGGCCTGCGCCTTCGCGGCAGATGACCACGCGGATGAGGAAGAGATCTGGCAGGAGATCTATGCGCTCGCCCGCTTCATGCGCGATGCGGGCCTGTCCGACGTCGCGTTTGCGACGATCGCAAAGGGCCGTGATGTGCTTGCGCGAATGTCACTTTTGAAACCGTATGGCCACAGACTTGACCTGCTCGAATTGCAAGTGAGGCAGACGCGCCTTGATGAGCACGATGCCAAGGGATTGGCGGAGCTCCTATCGGACGCAATTCGCGTCGGAAAGGAAGTATTGAAGCGTCGTGAGCAGACCGCGCCGGCAGGGATCACTCTGGGCCAGCTTATCCGTGCGGCGCGTACCGCAGCTATCCCTATTCCCGATGACGCTGAAACCGTGTTCCGGAAGCTCAACAAATGGGCGGGCGGCAATCTGGCGGCGATGATAGTCGCAGCCTCGTCATCGGCGCCAACGGCCGCACAAGTGGCGGAGCTCGTGGCGAGCATGCCTCGTGCTCGCTATGCCGAGGATGTTGGCTTTGACACAAGCGTCGTGGCGAGACTCGCGCGTCGCGCTCTTACAGACAACGCCTTGCTATTAAACTCAGTGGAAACGTCGTTCACGCTCGAAGTGCTCTCTGATTGGGGCGCAGCGCTGCCCGGTTGGGACGAAGCTGCTGCGCCGCCCTCGGCCCTTCGAAAGGAAGAGCCGGCGGCGATTGCGAGATCGATCTCCAGCTCGGGACCGGCCATCCTCCAGTTGGGGTTGGATGCCAACGGCAGCTTGATCCGCGCGATTTCGGCCAGCGGTCGGAATGGCGCGGCAATCCGCGAGGCGTCAGACATCTTCTCTCAAGAGGCATTCCACGACTGGATGCTCGAATTTCCGAGGCGCTATGGCTACGACGACAGCCCGAACCTGTTCTACACAACGACTGATCGTCTGCGCTTGAGCGCTGTACCAGAAGGCCCGACGATTGTGGTTGCCGCAACTGAGCTACAGACCTTCCCGCCAAATCTGCTGTTCGCCAACGGCGAATTCCTAGGGCGCAGACAGCCTGTCGCTGCGGCACCATCCCTTGCATGGCTGAGTGGTGCGCGTGATCGGAGCCAGGCCGGAGACGGGCGGATGGTCGCATGGATTTCCACGGCCGAAGGCGAGGATGGTCGAGCAACGCTGTCGCTGCTAGCGCAGCGGCTTGAGGCGCCTTTTGCAGACTTTGGCTTCTTGTTAGACACCAGTCCAGTGATACCGCGAGGTTTTGCCGACGCGACCATGGCCGTGATCACCGCGCATGGGCGCGTCCATCCCGAAGGCCGCTATTTTCAAGTCGTGTCAGATGAGGGTACGTTAAGGGTATCCGCTGCAGATCTTGCTGCTGCCGTCCGAAATGTTGGAGTCGTTGTCCTATTTGTGTGCAGCGGCGGGCGGTCTGACAAGCACCCCGGAGCGAACACGACGCTCGGGCTCGCAAAGCAAATACTCGACCGTGGTTGCAGTGCCGTGATCGCATCGCCATGGCCGCTCGACTCCCAAGTGCCACCGCACTGGCTTCCTGCCTTTCTCGCCGAGTGGGCGAACGGAGCGACGCTGATCGAGGCAAATTTCTCTGCAAATCGCGTGGTCGACGCGCGGTTTGCGCTCGACCCAGCAAGAGGCCTCGCAATGACCGTCTATGGCGACCCGCTCCTGAAAAGGCTGCGAAGTTAGGTGCACGATTCCGACAAGGATTAGTCGTACGCTGGGGGAACTGCAACCTTCGCAAGCAACGTTCTAGGACTGCTTCGACTAGCTTTGGCACGATGCAGTCTGCGTCAGGCAGTGCGGTACGCCCGCTCCTGAGGCGGCATCACGGCCAGCCCTATAACCGAGTTACATCGAAAGCGAAGATTCACGCTGATTCACTGACATCGGAGCATCCGATGACGATCCGCATCAAGCCTTCGCACGAAGGCCGGCTGCACCGTGCGTTGCACATTGCGGCGGGCAAGCCGATTCCGGAGCGGCGACTGCAACAGGCCGAGCACTCGCGCGACCCGGCCACCCGGCGCGAGGCGGTGTTCGCCGAGAGCGCGCGCAAGTGGGATCACCCGAAGGGCGGCAAGAAATAGGGGCACCGATGCCGCCGAAGCCCGGGAAGGCCAAGCCGACGAAGCGGGGTTAGGCCCGCGCGGCGGGGCCGTCGCCCCGCCGTTCAACCGGAGAACCCGAACATGAAGTCGTTGAAACGACCGCGCCATCGGGCGCGGCGCGTGCTGCTGACGCTGTGCCTGGTGCTGGCGTTGTGCGCACTTGCGCAAATCCGGCCGGCAGCAGCCCAGACCGCGGCGGTGGCATCGAACACACTGGACGTGACCGGCATCGTGCAGGCGCTGCTGGAAACCGCGGCGTTGGTGATCGCGGGCCTGATCGCCCGCTTCGTGCCGCGGCTGATCGATATCCTGGAGCAGCGGACCGGGCTGATGCTGACGGCGCAACAGCAGCAGACGGTGCTGCATGGCGTGCAGACCGCCGCCGGAATCATCGAGACGCAGATCGACCAGGGGCTGATGCAGGTCTCGCACGTGCGGATCGACAACCAGGCCGTGCTGGCGCAGGCGCGGCAGGTGATCCAGGCGGTGCCAATGGCGGCGTCTGCCATGGGTGTCACCGAGGCCGGTGTGGCGCGGATGATCGTAGGCGCGGTGGACACCGGCAGCCGGGTCACGCCCGCGCCGGCGCAAGCGGTGCTGCCCCCGGCCCCCGCTGTGCTGGGCACAGCCCCACAACCGGCAGCCCAAGCTGCTCCCCCCGCCCCAACCCGGGCTGCGCCCTCTCCCTTTCCGGCCCTCGCGGCCACCCCGGCACCGGCACAAGCCGCTGCCACAACGTAACGGAGGTTCCACCGATGAAATCGCTCAGACCACGCGCCGCTGGTGCGGCGCTGCTGCTGCTGGCTGGCTGCACCCAGGCCCAGCTCCAGGCGACCGGCCTGCCCGCCTCGACCGCCGCGCAGGTCGCCACCGTCACCCAGACGCTGGCGTCCGACGGGCAACTCTTCTGCCAGGTCGGCAGCGTGATCTACCAGGCCGGCGACGTGAAGGTGACGAACGCCACCGCGGCAAGCGTCGCCGCCGCCTGCGGCGCGTTGCAGATCGGCTCGGCCATGATTGCCGGCGCCGTGCCGGTGCCGGTGCCGGCCGGCACGCAGGTCCAAGTCGCCTCGGTGCCGGCACCCGTCGCCGCGGCCGTCGCGGCGACGGGTGCCGCCGGCGAAGACCTGACGCCCTGACGCGGCCGCATGTTCCAGACGCTCGCCGACCGCATCCTGCGGGATGCCGATTACCCGCCGCGCACGCGGGAACTCGACATCCTGCGGCGGGTGCTGGAGGGGCGGCTGTATGACGTGCTGCCGCGGGAATTCCACCAAGAACGCACCTCGGGCGGCGAGTATATCCCGCTGCGGGATCGCCGCCCGTCGGTGCGCTACAACCTCTGCCGCCTCGTGGTCGAGGATTCGGTCGCGCTGCTGTTCTCGGAGGGGCATTTCCCTACCCTGGAATGCAACGACGCCACCGTGCGCGGCGCCCTGCTGGCGCTGGCGAAGGATGCCCGCCTGGCGCGGGTGATGACGGACGCCGCCATCTCCGGTTCCGTCGGCTCGACCTGCATCCTGATGCGGGTGCTGCGCGGCCGGGTGTTCTTCGACGTGCTGCGCACCGAGTTCCTGACTCCGGTGTGGCAGCGCGAGGCGCCCGACACGCTGGCGATGGTGACCGAGCGCTACAAGGTCCATCGCACCCAACTGGAAGAGAGCGGCTTCTCCCCCGACCCGCAGTGGCAATGGTTCTGGTTCCAGCGGCGGTGGGATAGCCAGCGCGAGATCTGGTACCTGCCGTGGCCCGTCGGCAAAGACGACGCCGGGCCGGTCGAGGACCCAGCGAACACGGTGACGCACGCGCTCGGCTTCGTGCCGATGATATGGATCAGGAACCTGCCTGGCCCATCGGCCTCCGGCTCGCCGTTCGACGGGGCCTGCACGTTCCGCTCCGCTATCGAATCGCAGATCGAGATCGACTATCAGCTCTCCCAGGCCGGCCGCGGCCTGAAATACTCATCGGACCCGACCCTGCTCATCAAGGAGCCGGCGTTCGCGGAGCAACGGGAGTTCGTGCGGTCGCCGGCGGATGCGCTGGTGGTGTCGCTGGGAGGCGACGCGAAGCTGCTGGAAATCGGCGGCACGGCCGCGACCGTGGTGCTGGACTACTGCCGGCATCTGCGCGAGCTGGCGCTGGAGACGATGCACGGCAACCGCGCCAATGCGGACAAGCTGTCGGCGGCGCAGTCCGGGCGGGCGCTGGAACTGATGCACCAGGCGCTGATCTGGCTCGCCGACCATCTGCGGCAAAGCTACGGCGAGGACGGCCTGCTGCCGCTCATCCGAATGGTGATGCGGATATCGCGGGCGATGCCGTTGGTGCTGGCGGATGGCACCAGGCTGCCGGCGATCCCGGAGAACACGACGATCTCGCTGCGCTGGCCGCCGTGGTTCCCCCCAACCGGCGAGGACATGGTACAGCAGGCGAACGGACTGGTGACGCTGCGCGTCGGCGGCCTGATCTCGCGGGAGACCGGGGTCAAGCTGGTCGGCGAGACGCTGGACATCGAGGACGTGCCGGCGGAGCTGGCGCGGATCGCCGCCGACGAACAGGCGGTGATGGACGGCACGCAACTCCCGCCGACCGGCAGGATGCAGCAGAGCCCGGCCAATGCGCCGGGGCAGACCGGGCCTGGCCCGAACGGCAATCAAGGCAAGGGCGGCGACACGCCGCCGGTTTGAAGGAGAGTGACCCATGCATTGGCGTCCCAGCCCCGTTTTCGAGACTGCCGACCCGCCTGGCGGCGGTGACCGCAACAGTTTCTCGGCCGACTATGTGGCCCGGCTACAGGCCGACCTGGACAAGGTCCGCGAGGATCTCCGCGCGGCGGAGGCGAAACACACCACCGAGGTCAACGACCTCAAGCGCACCCATGGTGAGGCGATGGCCACGCTGCGGCGCGAGCACGAGGCGGCGGTGGCAGCAACCGCGCAGCAGCAAGCCGAGGCTCTGGATGCGGCCAAGAACGAAGGCAAGGCGGCATTGACCGCGGCCGAGACCGCTCATCGGCAGCGCGTGGTGGACTTCGCGTTGCGCGCCGAGGCGGCGGGCGCCGGGTTGCTCGACATGGACGCGCTGAAGTTGCTCGACCAGGCCGAGGTGGACAAGCTGACGATGGACGATGCCGGTGCGGTGGCCGGGGCCAAGCCGCTGATCGAGGCGATGAAGAAGGCTAAGCCGTTCCTGTTCGGGCAGGGCAGCACCAGCAATCCAAACCCGACGCCGCCCAACAACACCCCGCCGGCGCTGAAGAACGCCCGCGACATGACCGACGCGGAGTTCGCCGAGGCCAATGCCCGTAGGGCGTGGCGAGGGGCGATCCCGCGGGCCGCGTAGTCGGTCTGCTTAGGGTATTGACCGATTGCGTCTGCGATTCTCCGGCTCCCAGTTTCTCGCAAATCCGGCGCGAAACTCATCGTCCCTACCCGCTCACTTTTGTGGAAACTGTCCGTAGGGATTTTTAGCCGGGTCATACCGCCAAGAGCCGAGATCGAAGTCACCTAGCTCTATTTGCTCAATCTTACCGTGATGCATAAATGCGCGGCGGACAATAGCGAAGGCTTCGCCACAACGTCTCTGATTTAGGCATCGGCTAACGATCGTGGCTGTCATATCTGCTATCCGGAGTTCTGGGCGTTGATGCGATGGGGCAAAAGAGAGGTTCTTTGTAAAGAGCTCGTTGAGATCAAGCTTTCCATGTCGCGTGAACTTATCCAAGAACGGATGCCCCGTGCTTCTCCACTCGCTAGCAATCAGCATGGGGGCCTTTTGGGTGATATGATAAAGCTGATTGCGTAGAATCTCTTTCCAAAAAATTTCGTGACGTGGCGTACGGACAAAATCACGGTCTATAATGAACTGGAGCTCTGTCAGCTCACTATCATAGCCGCCACTGATCGCATGCCCAACACAGTTGGTCAAAGACTTTACGATGCAATGGCCAAGCAGAACGATCTTGAGAAAGACGTTGTCGTCCAAATTCTGAAACCAGTTTCCCATCTCTTCGTAGGTCCGAGCCACTGCCGGCCGTCCGAGAGCCTGGTATCCTTTGACGCCTTCCTGGATGCCAACGAGGGCGACGTGCCGGTGCTTCGCAATGATGGCCCGTGGATGCTGAGATTGCCGAAGCGCGACCGGCGTGATGCGGGGAATGGTGGGGATTTGGTAGATACGTGCGGCGAAGTCCCGCAGATGGGAATCAGTCAACGCGGCTCCTTTGAACTCACCTTTATGGTCCTTAAGGCGTCGTGGAAGGGTCCTTTCCCAATCGAGGAACTGAATGCACTTCTGTTCAGACAATTTGCCATGTTGTCGAAGAGACACTGCGACGAAGATGTTTGTGCGGTCAGCGCCAAATCCGAACGAACCTGATTCGTCTATCGCGATGAGCATCTGCATAACCCCGTGATGCGCGGCCCCCGCCTGCCTCCGCTGAAATACCCGGTATTGGCCGTGGCAACCCCAGACGCTGTATGCCGGCCTTGGGTCGGGATCGGCTTTCCCGCGTAGCTACCCGCTCCGACGGACAGGAAGTCGGGTGACCCGTCATGTGGTCTGTCAAGGCCGCTGTGCAAAGGCACTCGCCAACACCCGGCCCAGCCGGGTGTCTGCCGAGCCGGTGTTCCCTCTGGGGCGCCGGCTTTTTCATCTCCCCTGCGCCGGGTTGCGCGCGCTCCAACACGAAAGGGACGCCAGCATGGCGGTCAACGACCTTCCCGTTTCGCTCCAGGCTGCCATCCAGACCGGCTTCCTGGAGCGCCGGTTCCGCAACGCGCTGCGCGCCAAGCTCGGCTTCCGTGCGATCGCCGACAAGGAACCGTTCACCGGCAACATCGGCGAGACCATCACCAAGACCCGCCTGGGCCTGCTGCCCGCCATCACCACGCCGATGCCCCCGGCGCAGACCACCGACATCACCTCGGGTCTCACGCCGCAGAACTATGGGCTGGAGCAATACACGCTCGGCATCGCGCAATACGCCGGCACCATGCAGTTGAACGTCGCGACCGCCCGCGTCGCGATCGACGACCTCTACCTGCAGAACGCCGACAAGCTGGGCGAGCAAGCCGTGCGCTCGGTGGACACCCTGGCGCGCAACGCCCTGTTCGACATGTACATGGGCGGCAACACGCGCGTCACCACCACGCTCGGCTCGCCGGCCACCACCATCCACGTGGACGACGTGCGCGGCTTGTTCGCCTCGTGGAACAGCCAGAACGTGCCGGTGGCGGTCAGCAGCAGCAACCCGCTGACCGTTGTGGTGGGGAGCGACTCCTACACCCTGGTCGGGTGCGTGGCCGATGGCAGCGCGCCGACAACCATCACGCCATGGCTGTCGCTGCTTTCGTTCAGCGGCACCAGCAGCAACAGCTCCACCACGCCGGGCGGCTTTTCCGGCACCCTGACGTTCTCCGGCAACGTCTCGATCGCCGACGGCACGGCCGGCAACGCGGTGGTCAGCGCCGTTGCGCCGATGGTGGTGCGGCCGAGCAATGCGACCTCCGGGGCGATGGCGGCGACCACAGCGGCGATCAGCGCGGCCAACGACCTCAACAGCGGCAAGGTCACCATCGAGATGATCCTGCAGGCCAAGGCCACCATGAAGTCGAACGCCGTGCCGGAGGTCACCGCCACCGGCAATTACGCCTACTACGCCGACTCGATCCAGTTGACCGGCCTGTACCAGGATCCGGCCTTCCAGCGCTTCTTCATCGGCAAGCCGGACACACCCGAATACCGGAGGGGCGTGGTTGCCGAGGTGCTGGGCTGCGACATCGTCGAGACCAACCTGGCGCTGGTGCAGGCGCTGGCCGGCGTGGGGACCGTGCGCCGCGGCATCCTGTGCGGCCAGGGCGCGCTGGTGGAAGGCGAATTCACCGAGGAGGCGGCGCAGGCCGCGGTACAGGTTGATGATGCTCGCATGATGACGATGGTGGACGGCATCGCCCACGTGACCCGCGAGCCGATCGACGCGTTGAAGCAGGTGGTGACGCAGTCCTGGTACGCGATCACCGGCTTCGTGGCGCCGACCGACGTGCTGACCACGCCGACGACGATCCCGACCGCCAACAACTCCGCTTGGAAGCGGGCGATCATCGTGGAGTCGCTGTAGCCCGCCGGTGCCTCCGACAACCGCGCCTCTGTCCGGGGCCAGGCTTGCCCCGCCTGCCCCGGCGGACCGGCCGGCGGCGAACCGGCCGGGACCGGACGGTCTGGCGCGGGCGCTCTATGGCCGGCCGCCCAAGCTGCCACGTGCGCCGCGCACGCCCCGCGCGGCCCCAACCGAGGAAGGATCGAGCATGCCTGACGCCCAGAGCACCAACGCAGAACAGCAGCCTGCGCAGGAACTCGCCGCGCGCGACGCGACGATCGCCAGCCTGCGCGAACAGATTGCCGAGCGCGAGAAGGAGCGCGACGACGCACGGCAGTCGGTGACGCAACTGACCTCGCAGGTAGGCGCCCTACAAAAGCAGGTGTCCGAGCGGGCGGCGCAGATCGCCGCGTATGAGGCAAAGGCTAAGGCGGCGACACAGCCCGCAGCGATTGCGCCTGCCCCGCCAGTGCCCGGCGGCACGCCGCAGGAGATCGTCCTGACGCAGCCCTATGGTTTCATCGACGAGCATGGCGCGAACCGCTCGTGGCCGGCCGGTATGACGATTCAGAACCCGCAGGACATCGCGCTGCTGATCGCGCGCGGGGCTGCCCACACGGTCACGGTGCTGGCTGCGACGCAGGCGATGGCAGCAGCCAAGAGCTGATCCCTTCGCGATGGGTAGTGTCTCAGTCTGAATTTTTGACCCAGGGCGGACAAAGCAGACCGGCGCGTCGACGCCGAAGCCGTGGCGCACCACCCCACACCGCAGAACCCGGGCTTGCCCCCTACTTGGCAGAGCGATGTCATCTGTATATTGCTGCTGCATCTGTTGGCCGCATAGCGTACGTTGTCTACGCTAGCTCGGGAGGGATGCTTCAGTGCGGCATCTGAGACCAGCGCTACTCACCTTAATTCAGGCGGTCAGCGTACCGATCATTCTGGAGGGGTTGTGGGCAGCCTACTGTTGGGGTCAAGGCTGGCCGACGTACTTCCGTTGGTTGGTGATCGGCTGCGAGTTCTTGATAACTCTGCTTGTTATAATTGGCCTACGCGTATGGGCGGCGGTCTGGCTTGCAAGTTTCATACATGCTGCAAATGCGATTCGCTGGTCTGATTTGGGATCGTGGGTAGCAAAACAGAAGGTTGTGAGCTGGGGATCAGGTATTATACTCGTTCCCTTATATATCGTCCATTTTTTGAAGAAGGCCGTTTCGCATTGCGACGCCTCGAACATAAACTGGGCTTCTCACATAGCCTGTCAGTTTGACAGAGATGTCATGGCGTTTGATTTTCTAGGCCACCACTACGAAGCCACTGACATACTTACAATAGAGCTGCTCGGTCTTCTTATCGGCTTCGTCGCTCTGTACCTCTACAGAGCTTGGGCGCCTCCACCTCTGAAGCAGCCCCCAAAGCTTGGACTCGCGGATGCATTGCGAGAGTGGCCACACGGGATCAAGGGGTACCAGCTAGCGAACACTCTCTCGCAGCAAGTAGATGAACAAGCGGCGAAGCCCGAATGGAGCAACCACGACTGGTCCAGCGCTCGGGAGGCAGTTAGTCAGCTCGACGAGGTGTCGATGCTCGATAACGATCCAGGTGCAGCGCTTCAGGCTGGACGGGTAATCGAACTATTTCCGAAGATTCCGGGATTTCAAGAGCGCATGACACGTCTGTTTTTCGATGCCCTACACCCTGCAAGGCGCTGGGTGTTGGCGGGTATGCTTGCCGTCAGCGAGGTCTTGACCGCGTTCCCAATCCTGATACGCATCATTACCACCTTTTTCGAACGGCTTGGAGGAACACCGCAATGAATGTGGACATGCCGCGCGGGATGCGGGATGAAGACTGGATTCTTTTTGCGGGTCGCATCGGCAACCAGGATGCTCACGAAGTCCACCTCGTGCCAGCAGAAGATGACGATATATCCATTGTTCATTCGAAGCAGGATGTCCATACGACAACCGATAGCGCGCAAAACACGTGGATATTTGTCCGCAAAGGTGCTCGATACGTTCGTTTTGTTGTTGGGCGTTATTCAAACTATTCTACCAGATCTGTCAGAGGTGACCGTTGCAGCCACAATTGCTCGGGAAGCTGTCAGTGTGTGGGACAGGTGGAATATTGCTGCAATGGCGGCGTGGCTGTGGGTTCGTGCTATGGCGAATGGGCGTGCCAAAATCCCTGAGGTAGCCAAATAGGAACTATTTCAACAGTCTAATCTGCTCTACCCCGTCCTGCGTCAACCACTGCTCCGCTCGGTCGTAGAGCGGGGTTGTGGGGCCAGCGTCGTACGTCCAACCCCCACCCAAAGCCGAAGTTCAAACTGACCCGCTGCCGGGGGCGACCTATGTCGGGCTTCGATGCCTTCCAGTTCACGGATGCGCAGTTGACCGACATCCGGCGCTTCTGTGGCTATCCGGCCCGAGCCGACGGCGCCGTACTGTTCCCGGCACCGTGGGTGAACGTGCAGTACCTCGCGCTGGAATACCGGCTACAGCACCTCAGCCAGAGCGAGGGCGCCATCGTCGTCAACACATACCTGGCGAATCTCAACACGCTGGAGCAGGCGGTGCTGGGGGCCGGGAACAACCTCGATACCGATCAGGCCGCGATATGGAAGCGCAACCGCACCGAGGTCGCGGACCGCATGGCGTTGTTCGACAACTTGCGCCGCCGGCTGTGTGCCTTCCTGGGCATCAAGCCGGGCCCGGAGTTCGTCAGCGGCGGCGGGATCGGCACCGTAGCGATGGTGGTTTGATCCGATGCCGGGGCCGTGCCAAGGCTGACGGGGTGCGCCTCTGATGGTCAGCCAGGCGACGATCCAGGCCAAGGTCAATGTCGGCTTCGCCAAGGCAGCGAACGCGGCCGGCGTGCCGTGCCAGCAGTTCCGTCCGACCGGCGCGATCAGCCCGTTGGACCCCGGCAACGTGGTCGGCACGCTACAAGTCCTGTTCGACACCAATGCAAGTCTGCGCCAGATCGCGCCGCGGCAACGCCAGAAGCCGGAGGAGTGGTACGCCGCATTCGATCCGAGCAACGTCCAGGTAGGCGACTATCTGGTAACGCCGCCCTCGCCATCGGCCGGAGGCCAGCCCGAGACCCTGTTCGTTGCTGCCCTCGACCCGTTCCGCCCGGCCCGGCTGGTGCTGTGCAACCGGATCATCGACATCCACGCCCCAGGCACGATGCCGCAGCAGGGCCTCAACCAAGGCTATGGCGGCGACACGCGGCTGCGAGAGACGGTGGTTGCCGCGGGATGGCCCGCGGCCGTGCTGAAAGGTCCGCGGCAGGAAGTCGGCGACCTGAAACTGCCGGGCGACACCAAGCTGCCATGGGAGGAAATCCTGCTGCCGCCGATGCCCGGCGCCGCGCTGCGCAACGATATGATTGCGATCTACACCGACGCGGCCGGCGTGGGCTTCCGGCTGATCCTGAGCACGGTCGAGCTGACCTCGCTGGGTTACCGCTGCATCGCCAACCTGGAAACTGCGTGATCCATGGCCGACACGTCGGATGTGCAGGATGCGCTCGCGGCGCTGGTGGCGAGCATCCTCTACCCGCCGGGTGCCATGGGCGCCGGAGCGTGGTCGGTCGCCGGCGGATGGGCCTCCGGCGGCCTGGCGTGGGCCGATCGGTTGGCAGCCGGCACATCGGCGGCCGGCGTGCCCGTGCGGATCTATCGCGGCTGGCCGGTGGCACAGCAGCTCGACCCGGACCTGGCCGCCGGCATCGCGCATGTCTCGATCTATGAGGACCCGGGCCGCAACCGCCTGACCGGCGGCTATTTGGATCGCAGAATCCCGGTGCCGGGGCCGCCGCCGACCATCCAGGCCTTGATCTCCGGCCAGGTGGTGACGCTGTCCGGCGAGGCAACGCCGGGCAACATGGTGGGACTGCTGCAGGCCGGGCAGTCGGCGAGCTACGTGGTGCAGCCAGGCGACACGCTGCTGTCGGTAGCCCAGGCGCTGGCGGCGCAGTTCGGCTCGGGGACGGTGATGCTGGAGAGCGGCGCCACGGTGACGGACGACGCTGGCAACCCGCTGCTGGTGGCCGACAGCGTGGTGGCGGCAGCAAACGGCAGCGGCGCCACGATCACGTTCAGCAACCCGGCGCCGATCACGGCGCGTGTGGCGTCGCAGGGCAGCGTGATCCGGCGCGGACGGCAACAGACCCAAGGGTATCGTCTGATCTGCTGGGCACCCACGCCGACGGTGCGAGACGCGATCTGCCGCCTGGTGGATGCCGAGCTGGCCGACACGCACTGGCTGCAACTGCCGGATCAGCGCGGGCGGCTTCTGTGGGCTGGCACCCGCAGCGACGACGTCCCGAGCAAAGCCGCGACCTGGCGGCGCGACCTGACCTTCCTGGTGACCTTTTGGACAACCCGGGAACGCCCGGCGCCACCGATGCTGTTCGGTCAGCTTGGCCTGAGTGGCAGCGTCGGCGCCACGTTGACCACAACCTCGTAGGGATCCATCGCGATGCCAATCGTGCAGCAAGGGCAGATCAACACGACTGCCCTGGTGGTGCCGGACCTGTACGTCCAGATCGTGCCGCCGCAGAACCTCGTGGTGAACGGGGTGCCGACCAACGTTGTCGGCGTGGTGGGCACGGCGTCGTGGGGGCCGGCGAACACACCGGCCATCATCCCGGACATGCCGACCTATGCGGCGACCTTCGGCCCGGTGATGCCGCGCAAGTACGACATGGGGACGCAGGTGGCGACGGCGGTGCAGCAGGGCGCCAGCAATTTCCGTTGCGTCCGGGTCACCGACGGGACCGACACCGCGGCAACAGCGCTGTTTAACGGCAGCACCACCGGCGATTGCTCGCTGATCGTCACGTCGCTCTACACCGGGTCGGAGGCGAACGGCGACACGTTCACACTGTCGGCCGGCTCGGCGGCGGGATCCTACAAGGCGACCGTGGCGCGGCCGGGCCTGACGCCGGAGGTGTTCGACAACATTCCGGCTGCAACCGGCTCCCCCTTCTGGTCGGCCGTTGCGGTCGCGGTGAACAGCGGCAACGGCCCGCTGCGGGGCAAGTCGAACCTGGTCAGCGTGGCGGCGGGCGCCGGCGCCAATGCCTCGGTGAATGTGAGCAGCCTGACGCTGCCCATGACGGCGACGCTGGGGGTCGGCGCCGGGGCGGTGGCCGGCACCGACGGCGTCACCACACTGTCTGCCGCGACGCTGGTGGGACAGGACACGCTGCCGCGCAAGGGCATGTACTGCCTGCGCGGACAGGGTTGCTCCATCGGCCTGCTGGCGGACACCGACGACTCAACGCAGTGGACGACGCAGGCGGCGCTTGGGTTGCAGGAGGGGATTTACATGATCCTCACCGGGCCGGCGGGCGACACCATCACCAACGCGACCACCACGAAGGCAACGGCGGGGCTGGACACCTATGGCGCCAAGCTGATGTTCGGCGATTGGCTGTGGTGGAACGACCAGACCAACAACATCGTCCGCCTGGTCTCGCCGCAGGGATTCGCCGCCGGCCGCCTGGCGAACCTCTCGCCTGAGCAATCCAGCCTGAACAAGCCGATCTACAGCATCGTGGCGTCGCAGAAGTCCGGCTCTCCCGCCTCGCCGCAGACCGGGACGTATGCCTCGGCCGATCTGGCGGCACTGCTGGGCGCCGGCATCGACGTGATCTGCAACCCGCAGCCGGGCGGCACCTATTGGGGCGTCCGAGGCGGACACAACGCCAGCAGCAACGCGGCGATCAACGGCGACAACTATACGCGGCTGACCAATTACATCGCGGCCACGCTGGCGGCGGCGATGGGCCAGTTCGTCGGCATGACGATCGACGCCGATCTGTTCGACGACATCCGCAGTGCGGAACTCGGGTTCCTGCAAAACATGCTCGACCAGGGCATGCTGGGCAGCACCGACGGCAGCATTCCGTTCTCGGTGGTGTGCGACACGTCGAACAATCCGCCGAGCCGCACCGGCCTGGGTTACGTGCAGTCCAACGCTCAGGTGCAGTACATGGCGATCAACGAGAAGTTCATCGTCAACATCGAAGGCGGCACGACGGTTCAGGTGACCACGCAAACGCTGCCTTCCGGTCAGCCGGCATAATTGGGGAGGCGGGCAGCGATGAGTGCATCGGTGACGCAGGTCAACGACTTCTCGACCGGCAATGACCTCCGGTTGGTGCTGATTTTCGGCCTGTTGGGCCGCATCGATTTGCAGCACAAGGTGGGGTTCCGGGCGACGCCGGTGGTGAAGCAGCTCCGGATCAACAAACTTTCTGCCCCGCCGATCGGGCGCGACGTTCCCGGCGGGTGGAACATCGCCATCTCGCTGGAACGCGGCAACTCGGTTGCCGACAACCTGATGGCGACGCTGGAGCAAATGTATTGGTCCGGGCAGCGCCTGCCAACCGGCCAGGTTTACCAGTACATCCGCGAACCGGATGGCTCGCGTTCGACGTTCTTCTTCAACCCGGTGACGCTGCACCTGTCGGATGCCGGCAACTGGCGGCAGGAGGTGACGGTGCAGCAGACCATCACCGGATTCTCCGGCACGAGGAGGCGCCTGTAATGGCCGAAACACCGACCGTCGTCACCGATGCACGGGGACGCAAGCTCTCGATCCGGCTGCCGGATGCGGGGGATCAGTTCGACCTGATCGAAATCGCCGGAGCCGTCGCCGACAACCGCCCGTGGATGTTCCGGGCGATGGTGGTGTACGCGGTGTCGGCGATCGACGGCGTGCCGCTGCCGTTGCCGGCCAGCAAGGACGATCTGAAAACCAACGCGCGCGCCCTGGGCGACGACGGCATCATGGCGGTGATGGAGTCGCTGTTTCCCGAGGCGGTTGCCGCGGCCAGGGCGGCGGATGCCAGGGCGCGCGGCGAGAAGCTGCCGCCGCCCGGGCCGGATGGCGCGATGCTGGTCGCCGCAAAAAACTGAGCCGGCACCCCGTTGTCCGGGACACGCTGTACCTGGTCAGCAAGGGGGTGCCGTGGGACGTGGCGGTGAAGCTGTCGCCGGCGCGGCGGTTCGCTTTCTGCGTTGCCCTAGGCGAGCTCGGCGGCGGCAAGTTCGATTGGCGGGTACGCCAGTGGGTTGACCCGAAATGACCCGCCGACGTGGGTGAGGAACGAGCATGGCAGACGAACTTATGGAGCGCATCCGAGACGCCGTCGTTGCGGAGTGCCTGTTTCAGCCTGCCGACAGGGTGCGGCGGGCGGTAACGACGGTTTGCGATGGCATCCTGTCCTGCCTGGATGATCCCGCGCAGGACTGGCCCGGCTCGCCGGCCATCGGTTCGCATCTGCTGGCGTGGGGAGCCAATGATGGGTAGTAGATCGGTCTGAATCTCACCTTTCGACCCCAGCGGGCCCTGATCCATTCGTTGCCTCAGAACGATGCCCATAGTAAAATCGAACAAAACCTCTTGCCCACGTTGAGTGAATCGTCGACGACTCCTATGTTACCCTTTCTTGGCTCTATGGCGGCACCGGAAAACGCGGCCTTCTTGCGGCCGCTTACGCGAATGTTCGCATACTCTCTTGCGCGACAACAGGCAGATCTTAACATGACCAAAAGGGATAGGTGGACCGAGGACGACGCCAGGAACCTACCGAGTGAAGAGCCGGACGCGTTTGAGCGCAAATCCGGAAAGCTTTTCGACAGCGGCCAGGACCTTTTCTTGAATGCGCTAGCCAAGGCGCTTTCGGCTTTTGCCAACTCAGGTGGAGGGTCAATCATAATTGGCGTACGCGACGACGGTACCTTCGATGGCCTCACTCCTTATGTCGGGCGCGCGACCATACGTGATTGGATTGAGATGAAGGTACCTACGCTGTTGGAATATCCTTTGTCGGATTTTCGCGTTCATACGGTAGAGAGAGGCGATTCTTCAGGAGTGCCTGCTGGCCGTGTAGTCGTCGTCATCGATGTGGGGGACAGTGCCGTCGCACCCCATCAAAGCAAGAGGGATAAAATCTACTATCGACGCGAGGGCGGAAGGTCGGTGCCTGCTCCTCATTTCTATTTAGAACTGTTGAGACAACGGCTAACAAACCCTAGGCTGGAGATAGAGCTAAAGGAGATTAAACCGTTCCATGCGTACGAGATTGCGGATCAAGAAGGAATACTAGTTAAGTTGAAGCTCGGCTTCTTGGTGCAGAACATCGGTCGGGTCTCGGCGAATAACTGGCAAATAAATATTCGGACCCTGTCTTGGGATAGCGCGCTAGATTTCAAAAGAGCAGAAGACATCATGTTTTCTGGCTTCCCAGAACCCAAGGTTCGCAAGTCAGTAGAGACCACCATCCCGTTTGGAAGCCGGGCGATTTTGCCTGGCTGCAGCTACCTTGAGCACAGAGAGGTAGGGCTCCACCTGCGCCCGACGTTGCGGACTTTTGACGAGCTCGTAAGGGAGTTGGACGCTTTGATACTGCCGATCTCCATCGGCTGCCAAGTTGCGACTGAGACGTCACCAGGTGAGCTTGTCTCGGTCAAATTGAGTCCAGCCTATGACGCTGCGACAATCAAGGCTGCAATTGCCCAATCCTGTCCTGAATTTCTTGCGGCCACGCCGTCACAGGACGGTGTTGCACCTAACTATCCCGCTAAATCTGGTGAATCCGAAGCATGATCACTTCCATTTATTAGCGTGGTGCATTGTCGAGGTCCCACGATCAATCGAGTTTTACGTCAATCCAGCCACAGCCCAGCGGACGCCGCGAAACGTCCCGTCCCCACTTCAAAGCTGAAGTTCAAACCGACCCACTGCCAAATGATGATGACCTTCGACCGCCCAGCCGCGTTTGCCCGACATCTGCGGCTGATCCAGATGGGCCTCGCGGGTGCCGAGCGGCAGGGCCTTGAGGCGGGCATCACGCTGATCCAACGCGAGGCGCAACATGTGCTGGGCGAATACCAGCGCAGCGACACCGGGCCGTTCGTGCCGTGGGCGGAGTTGGCTCAGTTGACCAAAGAAGAGCGCGAGGAGCAGGGCTATCCGGAGAACGATCCGCTGCTGCGGGAAGGCATCCTGCACGACAACATCGAGCATAGCGTCGGCGACCGCGAGGCGGCGACGGGCGTACCGGACCGTGAGGTGCAGCATCCCTACCAAGACGCGCCGGTGAACATCGGCGTGGTCGCGGAGGTGCTGGAAAACGGCAATGAGCGCGTGCCGCCGCGTTCTTTCCTGGGTGTGGCCGGGTTCCGCAAGGTCGAGGCGGCGTGTGACCAGGTTGCCCGGCATGTGGCCTACTGGCTGGCGGCGATGCCGGTGCCAGCCGAACCAGAGGAAAGCCCGTGATCGAAGCCTATCGCATCGGCTGCACGCTGGCGCTGGGGCCGTCGATCGACACCGAGCTGACCACCGTCATCGGTCTGTTTGAGCGGCTGGATGCAGTGGTCAAACAGGTGCAGCGAGATCTCGCTGCCCTGTCTGGACCAATCCGTGCTGCGGCGGCGCTGGACGGCACGTTGACGCGGTCGGCTGCGGCGTCCGAGCGTATGAGCCGGGCCACGGCCGACATGCAGCGCACGATGCCGGACGTGGCGCAGCAGGCGGCGCAGACCGCCGCGGCGATGGAGCGGGCGGCAACGGCGAGCCGCGGCTTTACTCTGGTCGGCGGCCCTGTCTCGCAACCAAACTTCGAACTGGTGGGGTCGCCGTACGAGCCGCCGCGGCAGGCGCTGGTGCCGTTCGCAGCGCCGGGAACGCCGGTGCCGTTCTATGGCAGCTATGGCGGCTATCCGGGGCCGCACACGGCCTATGCCCCTGGCGGCCCTGTGGTGCCGTATGTCGGCGGCGGGGGAAGCGGCGCCGTGCCGCCGCCGATCGATCTGTCGTGGCCGGTCAATCCCCGGCCGTCCGGCCACGACTTCGCCCTGGCTGCGCTGGGCTATGGCATTGCCGGGCGCGCGTTGACCGGCTTCACCGGCGACGTGCTGCAGGCCGGCGCCGAGTATGGTCATCAGTTGACCATGCTGCGGGCAATGGGTTGGACCGAGGATCAGGTCGCCGCGGCCAACCGGACCGCGATGCAAGCGCAGCGCGACATTCTTGGCGTGCAGCCGGCGGGCGCGCTGGAGGCGCAGCGCGACATCTTCACCGTGACGCGCAATGTGCAGGAATCGATGCACCTTGCGCCGGACCTGTTGCGGGCGTCGGTGGTGCTGTCGGAGGTCGGCAAGGGCGGGCAGTTGCAGCAACTCTTTCAGGCGCTGCAAGCCGGCGAACTGCGCGGCGTGATCTCGGCCGAGCAAATCCCGAATTTCCTGCGCGAGATGGAAACTGCGGCGGTTGTCACCGGCGGCCGGGTGGGACCGGCGGAGATCCTGCAATTCCTGCGCAGCAGCGGCGTGGCCGGGCGCATCCTGGCTCAGCCGGATCTGTTCGGGCAGTTCATCCCGGAAATCCTGTCGATGGGGGCGAGCCGAGGCGGCACCGGGCTGCAGGCGTTCTTCCAGCAGTTCGGCATCGGCCGCATGTCGGACGCGGCGGTGAAGAACTTCCTTGAGCAGATGGGCCTGGCGCAGGAGGGAGGTAAATTCATCAAGGCCGGCATCGGCCAGTGGATGGCGCTACCCGGCGGGCTGAAGGGCGAGCAGTTGGTCTATACCGGCAACGAGGCGCAGTTCATGCGCGAGGTGCTGCTGACGGCGATCGACGAGTACAACCGAACGCATTTCGGCTACACCGACCCGCTGATGGAAGCGCGCACCGGCGCGGCATTGTCGAGCCGCATTCCTGGCGGCCGGTTCCTGGGCGAGTATTTCACTCTGCTGCCGCTGAGCGCCCGCTACAGCGAGGCGATGCGGGAGGGATCGGCGCGGGACCCGTACGCGATCTTTTCGCAGAACGATCCGACGCTGAAGGTGATGGGCTTGCAGGCGGCGTGGTCGGGTTTCCTGACCTCGCTGGCAAACGGGCCGGTGATGGATGCTGCGACCAAGGTGTTGCAGGACGTGACGGGCGCGCTGAACAACCTCGGCAAGTTCGCGGACGATCACAAGACGCTGGCGGCGACGATCGTGGGTATCGCTGAGGCGCTGGGCGTGCTGGCGACCGCAGCAGCGGGTGTATCGGCAGCGCTGTGGCTGCTGGGACCAATGATCCGCGTGGGACGCTGGGCCTACACCGCACTGGGCAGCGCGGCCGTCGGTGCGGCAGCGGTCGACGCGGCGCCGGTCGCGACTGCCGCTGGCGCAGGTGCGTTGGCGAGCAGAGCTGGGCCGGCCGGCCTGGTGGGCGCGCTGCTGTGGGATGCGCCGAGCGCAATGGGCCTCGGCGACGACTGGTGGGGCTACAAGTACGGGTGGAGTCCGATGCACCCGTTCAGCATGTCGACCTGGAACCCGAACACTAGCCGCTACGAGTACGGTTGGGAGCATTCGGCGGCGCCTCCTCCGGGCGGCGGCCAGGCGGTGACCATGCATGGCGACGTGTATCTGGACGGGCACCAGGTGGGCACCGTGGTTGCGCACGGCCAGGCCGACCAGATGTCGTTGCCCTCGGCCGGACCGACTGCTCCCGATGTCCGCATTGACCCACCACAGACCGGATCGGGGTGGCCCTGGTGAGCCAGTCGCTTTCATCGGTTGTCGCGACGGTCGCCGGTATCGGCGGCACCGTCAGCGACCTGCTGGGCGGTGGCACCACCGTCACGCTCGGCGGGTTCGTGTTCAAGGATATTCAGGTGCCCGCTACGATGCGCTGGGGCGTGCGCCAGCGCATCGTGAGGCAGCGCCTGCCGGGCGGCGTCATCGTCGCCAACATGAACGGTCCGGATTGGCCGCCGATCGCCTGGCGCGGTATCCTGGAAGGGCCGCAGGCGGTCAGGCAGGCGCAGCAGCTTTATACGATGACGAAAGCGGGCCAACCGTTGCAGCTATCGTGGATGAGCCAGGTGTTCATCGTCGCGATCGAGAGCTTCGTGGCCGACGACACCACCACGGGATGGGTGCCGTATAAAATCTCCTGCCAGGTGTTGGCAGACGCCAGTCAGATCAACGGGCCGCCTGCACCGCCGTCGCTGGCCCAGCAGATCCTCGGCAACGTCAACGCGGCAGTGGGTTTCGATGTGGTCGATGCGGCGGGGCAGGCTGCGTCCGTGCTCAGCCAGGTGCAGGTTGCGGCAGGCGTCGTCGGCGCGCTGGTGCCGGGAACGCAGGCGTTCACCACGTTGTCGAGCGCGGCCGGCATTGCCTCCGGCGTGGTGGCCGGTGCGATCCCGCTGGCGGAAACCGCGGTGAACGGGCTCGACACCGTGGTCAGCGGCGCCACCGCAGCGATGACCTGGCTGGGCCGTGCCGTGAGCGGGACCGGCAACCTGGCGCAGGCGACCGCGGCCAACGGCTATCTCGGCGCGGCGCAATCGAACATGGCAGTGGACGACGGCACGACATGAGCGGCACGATTTCGGTGGTAGGCGGCGACCTCTTCCACATCGCATTGCAGCAGCTCGGCGACGCGACGCAGTGGAACCTGATCGCCGGCCTGAACGGGCTGACCGATCCGTTCATCAGCGGGCCGATGACGCTGACCCTGCCGCCGCTCAACCCGAATGCCGGCGGCGGAGTGACCGTGGTGGCCGGCACCGAGATCGCCCCGGCCTGACATGCCGCTGAACAACCCGCAGGTGACGCCGCAGAGCTTGCGGCCGCGGCCGCGCGTGCTGACCAATGGCAGCCTGATCCCGAACTGCAAATCGGTCAGCGTCACGTCCACCAACAATTTCCACGGTGACACCTTCAGCGCGTCGTTCGCGCTCGACCGCACGATGCAGAACGGCCAGGTCGGGTCCGACGCATGGTGGGCCTCGCAGGACACGCTGCCGGTCGATGTTCAGCTTGGCCTGGTGCCGCCCGGCGGCGGCGAGAGCGACGCCAACTGGACTTCGATGCTGACCGGCAAGGGGGATCGCATCTCGCTGAACCGCCAGCAGGCGGTGGCGACGATCGACGGCCGCGACCTGACCGCGCTGCTGCGCGACACCACCAGCGGCGCCTTCGAGGTCAATCAGACCAGCAGCGACATCGTGACCGCGCTGGCGAACATGGTGGGCCTGACGCCGGCGGTGACACAGACGACGGAATTGGTCGGCCGCTACTTCGGCTCCGACCACACCATCAGCTATACCGACCGCGCGCACCGTGCCGCCAATATGTGGGACGCGATCGTGGAGTTGGCGCGCTACGAGGGCTTCGATGCCTTCGTGCAAGGCAACACGCTGTATTTCCAGCCGCAGACAGATTCCAATTCCGATTCGTACCTGATCAGCGAAACCGTCGATCCCACCACACGGATTCTAGTAGCGAACGTCACCGGGCTTTTGCTGCAACGGCGGCTCGATGTGGCGCAGGGCGTGAAGGTGACGGTGCGTTCCTGGGCATCGCGGTCGGCGCAGACGATCGAGGGTATGGCGTCAACGCCGGGCAGCGGGCCGCTCAAGCAGTACAACATCGTCCGGCCCGGGCTGTCGCAGGATCAGGCGGACAATCTGGCGGCGCGCTACCTGGCGGAGATCACCCGCCACGAGCGCACGATCAGCGGCACGCTGCCGGGCGACATGGTTCTGACGCCGCGCGTGATGCTGCGGCTGATCGGCACCGGCACGGCATTCGACCAGTCGTACTATCCGGAAACGGTCGAACGGCAGGTGGGCGGGCGCGGGTTCACCATGTCGTTCACGGCGAAGAACGTGTCGCCGGAAGTCGAAAGCGGGGCGGGCTGATGTGGCGCCTGGTCAACGCCTTCAAGTCGCACGCCTTGCAGTTGGACGCGCAGGTTGGACAGCCGCGGTTTGGCACGATCAGCAGCGCCGATCCCGGCTCCGGCACCGCCAAGGTCCTGCTGCAGCCGGAGAACATCCTGACCGGCTGGCTGCCGATGCTGGCGCCTTGGGTCGGTTCCGGCTGGGGCATGTTCGCACCGCCGCCGCCCGGCACACAGGTCGCGTTGGTGATGCAGGAGGGCGATATCGACAACGGCATCATTCTCGGGCCGGTGTGGTCGAACGCAATGAGGCCGCCGGCCGCGTGCGACGGCGAGGCAGTGATCCGCCACCAATCGGGCAGCGAGGTGCATCTGGCGAGCGACGGCACGGTGACGTTGCAAGACCCGTCCGGCACGTCGATGAAGTTCACCAACAACGGGACGCTGCTGGTGACGGGCAACCTGATGGTGACCGGCGATGTCAGCGACAACGGCGGCGCGCACCGCAGCGTTGCTTCGCTGCGCAACGCCTACGATCCGCACACGCATGTCGATTCCCGTGGCGGCACGACCTCCGGACCGAGCGAGACGGTGTGATGGCGATTTCGCATGTCTGGGGCGCGGACTTGCAGATTGGTCCGAGCGGAGATCTCGCGCAGGTGTCGGCGCCGCAGTTGGGGCAGCAGCGGGTGCTGCGCCGGCTGCTGACATCGCCGCTCGAGTACATCTGGGAGCCGACCTATGGCGGCGGGCTCGGCGGCATGGTGGGGCAGCCGGCCGACCCGCAGGCGATCCAAGGTCTGATCCTGGCGCAGATGCAGTTGGAATCCGCGGTGCTGCAAGACCCGCCGCCCGTCGTCACGGTGCAGGGCAATGCCGGCGGCGTTGTGGTGGCGACCATCCAGTATGTCGATGCGTCCAGCGGGCAGACCGTGACGCTAACCGCTCCGATCGGGTGAGGCGCGATGTTGCAGCTCCTGACGTTCACGACGCTGGTGCAGCGGTTCGCCGCGGCGGCGCTGGCCCAGGCCGGGCTGCTGCTGGATTTCAGCGGCGGCTCGATCGAACTGGCGCTGGCACAGGCCTCGTCGTCCGTCGCGATCTGGATCCAATGGCTGATCGTGCTGCTGTTGCAGCAGATACGGGCCGCGACCAGCACCGGTTCGGCGCTCGATTCCTGGATGGCCGACTTCATGGTCACCCGGCTGCCGGCGACACCGGCGACCGGACAGGTGACATTCTCCCGCTTCACGCCGACCGCCGCGGCGCTGATCCCGGTCGGCGCGACGGTTCGCACGGCGGACGGTTCGCAGACCTTTGCCGTGGTGGCGGATGCGACGCAGACCTATTGGAACGCGGCGCAAAACGGCTACCTGATCCCGGCCAGCGTCGCTTCCGGCAATGCCACCGTGCAGGCGACGGTGGCGGGAACTGGCGGCAACGTGCTGGCGGGGATGATCTCGCTGCTGGCCTCGGCGATCGCCGGCATCGACAGCGTGACGAACGCTGCGGCGTTCACCAACGGCATGGCGGCCGAGAGCGATGCCGCACTGCGCAGCCGCTTCCAGAACTTCCTCGCGACGCGCAGCCGCGCGACGGTATCGGCGGTCGAGTATGCGATCCAGGGCGTGCAACAGGGTTTGTTCTATTGGGTTTCGGAGAACACCGCTGCCAATGGCGCCTATCAGCTCGGCAACTTCCTGGTCGTGGTCGATGACGGCAGCGGCGATCCGCCGACCGCGTTGCTGACTGCGGTGCAGGCGGCGATCGACGCCGTGCGGCCGGTGGGCAGCACGTTTGCGGTGCTGCCGCCGACCGTGATCACCGCCACCGTGACACTGACCATCGCCACGACGCCGGCCTCTGCCAAGACGGCCACGCTGCTCGGCCAGGTGCAGAGTGCCATCGCGAGCTACATCAATGCGCTGCCGCCCGGTGCGCCGCTGCCGTACAGCCAGATCTATCGCATTGCCTATGCGGTCGGCGGCGCATGGGTACAGGGCGCATGGGTGCCGCTGATCACCAACATCACCGGCTACACGCTGAACGGCGGCACGGCGGACATCGCCGGTGCCACCGGGCAGTCGATCAAGGCCGGCACCGTTACGGTGAACTGACGTGGCGACCGGCGACCAGTCCGACATGATGGCGCGCATGCAGGCGGTGCTGCCGCCTTCATGGTTCCCCGATACGAGGCCGGTGCTGGATTCGATCCTGGCCGGCATGGGCGCGGTGTGGGCCCGGATCTATGGCGTGCTGTCGTGGGTCCCGTTGCAGACCAGGATCATGACCTCGACCGAGGCGATGCTGGACCTGGCGGCGTGGGATTTCTTCGGCAACGCACTGCTGCGGCGGGCGGGCGAGGCGGACGGGCCGTTCCTGACACGCATCCAAAACGAGATGTTCCGTGAGCGGGGGATCCGTGCTGCGGTGGTCGAGGCGCTGATCGACCTGACCGGCGTTGCACCTTGGGTGTTTGAGCCGGCCCGGCCGGCTGACACCGGCGGTTACGGCACGTCCGGCAGCAGCGCGGGCACCGGCCTGGGCTATGGCTGTGCCGGCGGATATGGCTCGCTGGCGCCCCCGTTCCAGTTCTTCGTGATCGCCTATCCCGGCACGCCGGAGCCTGGCCCGGCGAACGTCATGGGTTACTACGCCGGATCGGGATGGGCGGGCGGCGGCTACGGCCAGGGCGCGATCGAGTACGCCACGCCGGCATGGCAGCAAGGGCTGGTGGCCGATTCCGACATCGACAACGCAGTGTCGGAGGTGCTGCCGATCAACACCATCGCCTGGACGGCTATCACAGAAACCTCGCCGTTCACCGAGCCGCCCGGGGCGGTCACGGGGCTGGCGGCCGGATCGGTGACACAGACCTCGGTGGCCCTCACCTGGACGGCACCGGCCGGCGGTGGCGCGGTGGGCGCATACGACGTGCTCTATCGGGTGACCGGGAGCGGGGCGTTCTCGATCCTGGCGAGCACGGGGGCGACGAACGACACGCTGGCGAGCCTGTATCCGAACACGTCCTATGATTTCGCGGTCTTTGCGGCCAACGGTGCGGGGCCGGGCGCGCTGTCCAACGTGGTGACGGTGCAGACGGTGGGGGCGGTGCCGAACACACCAGGCGGGTTCTCTGCGGCGGCGGCGACGCCGGCCTACAGTTCCGCCGCCCTGTCCTGGGCAGCATCCGTGCCCGACAGCACGCATGGTCCGGCCGCGAGCTACACGGTCAGCTACAGTGCGGGCAACACCGGGGCGTGGACGGTGTTGCAGAGCGGGATCACCGGACTGTTCGTGACCGTCACCGGGCTGGCGCACGACACGCTGTACGGCTTCAAGGTCGATGCGGTGAACAGTGACGGGACCAATGTCACGGGCGCCACCACGACGCTGACCACCGACTATGCGCCGCCGAATGTGCCGACGGCATTGTCCGTGGCGCCGGTGCCGGATGGCACCACGTCGGAACTGAGTGTCGCCTGGACGGCTTCGGCCACCGACGGCGCGCACGACGCGGCGACCGGCTACGATGTGCGATACAGCTTGAGCGGCGCGGGATCGTGGACCACGCAAACCGGCGTCACCAGCGGCGTCGTGCTGACCGGCCTGACCGCCGGCACGGCATACGACGTGCAAGCGCGCGCTACCAACGCTTCCACCACGTCGCCCAGCGCGTGGTCGGCCACCGTCACCGCGACGACCTGGGCGACGGCCCTGGTGTGGGGTTCTGATGGTCAGGGTGGCAGCCTGCCGCCGACCTCACCGGTCTCGCACACCGGCAGTTGGCCCGGCGGCGGTTTGAATTTTGCCGCGACGAACCCGCTTTCGCATCCATCCGGCATGACCGGCTGGCTGGTCTATGACACCCAAGGCGTCGTCCCGCCGTCTACCGGAAACGAATATGCGGTGTCGTGCTCGACGCCGTGGACCTCGACCTATGGGCAATATCTGGCGCCGCCGCCGACCGCGGGCACCTGGTATGTGTGGGCGGAGCTGACCACCAGCGCCACGGCCGGCGCCGGGTCCGTGACGGCTGCCATCGTGTCCGGCCCGATCACTGTCACATAGCAATGCCGCGATGGCGCTTCGGCATGGACGTGCCAACCGAACCATGGGGGCCGGAGGATGTGGCGTTCTGGACCGGCACCGCATGGTATGAGCCGTGGAAGGATGTAGCGGCATTCTTCCGAGAGCCGCCCGTGCCGTCTGACACCACCACCGTCACATAGCGAGGACCAACACGGCCAGACGATGCAGAGCGGCGCTGCAATTACCCCGGCCGTCACCGTCACCTGACAACTTCGGAGAGACCGATGGACCGCCAGATTGTCTATCCGGGCGCGATTCCGCTCGACACCGACCTGTTGAGCGTGCAGCGCAACATGATGATTGCCCATGGCTTCCTGGCGCTGGCCGTGCTGGGCAGCGGGCCGGTGGTCAACGGATTGGCGTGCAATCCGACCAGCCCGGCCTCCATGCAGGTGACGGTCGGGCCGGGCATCATGGCGTCGATGCAGGTGGTCGATGCGCTGGCGTTCGGCTCCCTGCCGGCAGACACCACGGACGCGCTGATGAAGGTCGGCGTCAACCTGACCTCGACCAGCTTCACGCTGACCGCGCCCACCACCTCGGGCGATTCGATCAACTATTTGATCGAGGCGGCGTTCAGCGAGGCGGACGCCGACCCTGTGGTGCTGCCCTACTACAACGCATCCAACCCGGCGGTGTCCTATTCCGGGCCAGCCAACAGCGGGGCGGCGCAGAACACGCAACGCCAGCAGCGGGTGGCGCTGACGTTGAAGCCCGGCACCGCGGCGCCGACCAACACCCAGACCACGCCGGCCGTCGATAACAACAATGTCGGCCTGTGGGTCATCACCGCCGCGTACGGCGCGAGCAGCATCGTCGCGGCCAACATCGCGCAATATTCCGCCGCCCCTATCATCCCGTTCGCGCTGCCACAGCTTCGCCCCGGCTTCGGCTCTGGCGTGGCTGCGTTCAACGTTGGCACATCGACATGGACCGTGCCCTCCGGAGTAGCTGCCATCGAAGCGGAGATTTGGGCTGGCGGCTCTGGGTCCTGGGCATCGACCCCCACGCTGCCGGGTGGGGGCGGCTCCGGCGGCGGCTATTCGCGCAAGCGTATTCTCGTGACGCCGGGGCAGGTTGTTACAGTAGTGGTTGGGGGTGCCGGGAATGGCGGCACGGTATCACCGGCGGCAGCCCCAACTGCCGGGGGCAATTCGTCTCTGTCGGTCGCCGGCACGGTGGTCATCAGCGCCACCGGCGGCCAGGTTAACACGACAACGACCGTTACCCAGCCGACCAGCGGCAACCTCGGAGGCGTCGGCTCCGGCGGTGATCTGAACCTTGCTGGTGGCGACGGTGGTAACGGCGACGCCCCTATTGGCTATGGTGGGATGGGCGGAGATGGCCCGCTGTCCGGCGGGCAGGCCAACTCCGGCACCTTTGGTCGCGGCGGGTATTTTCCTGGTGGCGGCTCCGGCGGCGCAGGCACGGCGCCGGGTAACACCGCCTATAATGGCGGTAACGGCGCCGCCGGCTACTGCCTTATCCGCTGGTGAGGGCGCGACATGCCGACGCTCGATCAGATCCCAGCAGCCAGCCAGGCGATCTCGCCCGCCGACGAGATCATGGTATCGCAGGACGTAGGCGGCGTACGGGTCACCGGGAAAGCCACCGTCGGAACGCTGATCGCGCTGCTGGCGTCGCAGGGCTTGCTGCCGGGCGGGTTCATTTCCGGGCAGGGCGCGCCGGCGAGCAGTCTTGGCGAGGACGGTTGGACCTATCTGAACGCCAGCACGGGCGATGTGTATCAGCGCGCCGCGGGCGTGTGGACCAAGACCGGCAATATCGCTGGGCCGGAGGGACCGGCTGGCCCGGCGCAGCCGACATTCGCTGTGCCGTCGCTTTCGACGGTCGATTCCATTGGCTCCTCGGACCTGATCCCGATCGGCCAGAACGGCAGCACCGTGGCCGTGTCCTATGCCACGCTGCTTGATTCCGAGACGATCGACGAACTGACCCCTGCCAGCGCCGCGGCCCAGACCGACACGTTCCTGACGGGGCAGAACAGCAGCACGCTTGTCCGGCAGACGCTATCGGCGGTGTGGACGCTGATCGCGTCGCTGCTGCCATCGTGGCATCGGCCGGTGGTGGAGCTGACCACCAACACCACGCTGGACGGATCGGTGCACAACAACGCGATCCTGGTGGTAAGCCAGCCGATCACGATCACGCCGGCCGCGACGATGGCGAGCGGCTTTTCCTGCGACATCATCAACGTGTCCGGCAGCAGCGTGACGCTGGGCGCCGGGTTCACCACCAGCAACGCGAGCAATGTCCTGCCTTCCGGCGAGACGGCGCGGGTGCAGTGCGCGGTGTACAGCGGCGGGACGCTGTATTTCGCCACGCTGTCGGCGGGCAGCGGCGGCTCGGCGCCGGCGGCACCGGGCGAGGTCTCGGCCCTGTCGGCGACGGCGACGACATCGAGCAGTGTCACGCTGTCGTGGACGGCGCCGGCTTCGGGCGGCCAGGTCACGAGCTACGCGGTGAACTATCGCACGCCGTCCGGGTCGGGATCGTGGACCGCGGCGGCCGGCAGTCCGGGGTCGGCCTCGGCGACCACATTCACCGTGAGCGGCCTGTCGGCATCGACGGCGTACGATTTCGAGGTCATTGCGCAGAACTCGGCGGGCGCGGGGACGGCGGCGGTGCTGTCCGACATCTCAACCGCGGCTGCCGGGACGGCGCCGGGCGCGCCGACCGACGTGGCCGCGAGCGGGGCCACCGCGAGCACCATGACGGTTTCCTGGGGCGCGCCGGCCTCGGGCGGCGCGGTGTCCGGGTATTCGGTCTATTACCGGGTGACCGGCACGACTTCGTGGACGCTGGCGACGGCGAGCCTGGCGGCGAGCGCCACCAGCTATGTCGTCACCGGGCTGTCGGCGAGCACCAGCTACGATTTCTATGTGGCGGCCAATTCGACCAGCAACGGCAGCACCGCGTCGGCGACGGTGACCGCATCGACCGCGGCCGGCGGCAATTACCTGCTGACCCTGGCCGGCACTGGCGGGAATAACCTGCAGCCCGGGGCGACGCTCACGCACGGCCAGGGCGGCATCGTCTGTCAGATCAACATCAACACATCAGCGACCGACGGCAGCTATACCGCCCCGGCAAGCGTGTTCTTCGCATGGGGCGCCAACAACACCACGGCTCCGACGACGGGATTGCAGAGCACCTATCCGTATTCGCCGGATGGTTCGCACAACCTCATGGTGCAGTACCTGAACGCACCGGCAACGGCAGGCAGCGATTACCTGTGGGCGCTGGCGTTCGACATCGGCAGCAATTTGGTTGCTTCGTTCGTCTGGCCCGGCGCGTTCACCATCACCTGATCGGGTCCGCGGGATGAGCATGCTTCTGATCGCGCCTGGGGTCGCCCTGGCGCTGGGCAGTGGCGAACATGCGCTGTCGCGTTCGCTTGCCGGATCCTCGGGAGGCGCGGGCGGTTCGCCGGGATCGGCGACCCTGGCCGGCATTTCGGGCCTTTCCGCGTGGTGGGACGCCAGCACGGCGTCGGGGCTGCTGGACGCCAACGGCGTGGCGCTGCCTGCGCTTGGGTCCGGCACGGTGGCCTTGATCGCCGATCAGTCCGGTTCCAACCGGCCGCTGGCGCCGGTGTTCCTGCAAGTGCCGGGCACGTGGTCGGCCAGCGCCGCGCCGCGGATCAATGGTCTGCTGGGCGGCGTCGGGCGCCCGACCGGCTATTCCGGCGTGGCGCCGCAGCTTGATCCCAACCTTGGCTTCCAGTGTGCCGGGATTGCGATGGGGTCGGCCGGCGCGTGGACGCGCTACCTGGTCTGGACTCGGCCGAACCTGCGGCTCAACAGCGGCCAGAACAGCTTGCCGGTTGGTCTGCTGACCGCCGGCTCGACGGTGGTGCTGGCGTTGGACAGCGTTGCCGGCGGCCGGCTGGTGCTGTTTCCCGGCGCGGCGCAAACGGTGCTGTCGCAGACGATGGAGCGACGGCACACGCACGCTGTCATCATGCGCTATGCCCCGGGCGCCGGCGTGGATGTGTGGTTGGACGGCCTGCGGGTTGCCACCGGGGCGCCGAATCCGCTGCCGTCGAGCGGCCAGTCACCGCTGACCCTGTTGCACGACACCACTTGGCAGGGCAGCGCGCAGTGCTGGTTCAATGAGGCTGCATGCTGGGAACGGTCGCTGTCCGATAGCGAGGTCGGGGTAGCGGTGCTCGCTGCGGCGCGCTGGGGCCTGGGAGCCAGGCGCGGCATCAACCTGCTGGTGGTGGGACAGAGCAATGCCGGGCTCGGGCTGAATGACGGCGCCTGGCTGGAAACGGCGCAGGGGGTGGCGTGGCACCTGGGCGCGGCGTCGTATTGCGTGATCGGGCTGTACGGCAGCGGCTCGGCCTATACCTGCATCGGCGGGCACCCGATCTACAACGTGCGCCAGCCGCCCGGCACCGGCAGCATCTACCTGCCGGGTTCGTTCCTGAACGATCCGGGCGACGGGTCCGATCCGGCCGGGTGGAGCCTCGGGTCGCCGGATGGCGAGGCGGTACAGGCCTATCTCGCCGAGCAGGCGGCGGATGACGTGAGCGACATCGCGGCGATCCTGTGGCCGTGGTCGGAGAGCGACAGCACCCGAGAGTATTCCGAGCTGGCCTACTACAGCGACGGCGCGGTGAACCTGCTGGGGCAGTTGCGCACCATGCTGGGCAAGTCCGCCGCGCAGATGCCACTGGTGTGGTGGAACGCCATGCCGTTCTGGACGGACGAAGGCGTGCAGATGGTGCGCGTCGCGATGGCGACGCTGGTGGCGAATGCCGGGCTCAACGTCATCTGCGGGATGCCGATGACGGCGGACAGCAATCCGTTGAACGGCACCGATTACAATCACCTGAACACGCCCGACGTGATGCGGCAGGGGATGCTGGCGGCGGGGCCGACGGCGCGGGCGGTGCTGGCGGCGAGCGGCGGCGACACGATCAGCGCCATCCCCGCTGGCGTGCCGAACGCCGGGCCGGTGATCACGCACGCCTACAGGCAAAGCAACACCAGCATCATCGTCACGATCCAGCATGATGCCGGCAACGACGTGGTGCTGCCTGGCACCGCGGCGCAGGGCACCGGGTGGACGGTGATGGACGGCGGCTCGCTGGCTGCGCCCGGCACGCTGGTTTCCGCAACGGCGTGTGCGCGGGTCGATGCAACGCACCTGGAACTGACCTTGTCGCAGGCGCTGGTCTCGCCCAGCTCGGGCTGCTTGCTGCTCTATCCGTGGGGTTCGACCCGGATTGGCACCGGCAATGCGGTGACCGACAACGCGGCGTCGGTCACGCCGCCGGCGGGGTGGAACATCGGCAGCGATCTCGGCAGCGGATGGCTGTGGAATTTTCCGTTGCGGGCGACCACGGCCGGCGTGGCATTGAGCGACAGTGCGACGTAACGACGGCCGGAGCCGGTCATGCGCAAGGATCATCCGCGCCAGAAAGCGCGCAACGCCTCGGTTGACCGTCAGATTGCATTCGCGCGCAGCGAGGAACTGTCGATCCGCCGGACGATCCTCTCCGGCATCACGGCCGGGATCTCGGCCGCTGTCTCCACCCTGATTGTGAGCCTCATCCAATGGGCGATACGACTGTTGGCCGCGAGCGGCCATTTCTGACGTTGGTGCGCGCGAAGGTGCGCCGCTGCCACGCCCAGCATCCCACACTGTGCTTCATGGTGTGGGCGGCTGGATCATTCCAGGTGGCCGCCGCGATCATCGCTGCGGCGGCTCGCATCCTGCACCTGCACTGGCAACCGCTTCTGTTCTCGCTGTTCTGACCCCACGGGGCCGATCACGGGCACGCTCGACCGCCTGCCGGCGGCGCTTCACGCTGTTGCGCCGTGGGTCAATGCTGCTATGTGGACCGAGCCGCTGGCGCCTTCGATCCGCAGTTGCGGGCTGACCACGCCGCGCCGAGCCGGCATGTTCCCTGGGCAGTTCACCGAGGAGTACCAAGTGCGGGTATTCGGGAGAACCTGAACTTTAGCGCCGACGCGCTGCGGGCGGAATCTCAACCGCACTTTGCGCTGGCGCCGGGCAAGCCGGCGGCGGACGAGTATGCGCGGCAGCCGGCGCGCAACACCAACTACGTGGATTCGATAGCGTGTCACCCAGACCTCGGCAATACCGAACCGGTCGACGGTCAGATCTGCCGTGGGGTGGGCAGGCTGCTGTTGATGGGACGGGCGATGAACTCACGGTTCGCGCGGGCGGTGGAGACGAGGATGGAGGCGCCGATCGACTGGATGTAGACGCCGCAGGGCGCGGTGCGGTCCGCGTGCTGGTGCTGGTTGCCCGCGGACCCTCTGCTGGAGCTGTCGTATGCGTGGGACATCGAGACCGTAAGCCACTTCAATGATCGACCGCGGCTGCGGACAGCCAAAATACCCTTTCCTGAGCGCACCAACCGTTTTATAACCAACCAGCTTAGGGAGCGGGCAAGGCTGACGACCGCAATCGTTTTGTCAAAAAAAGAAGAGCAATCTCGGTCTGTAATACAGCATCAGGTGGGGGGAGGGAAATGGCTTTCTTCGCAGGCTTTGACGCGAAAAACTACCCGGGCAACGATACGATGAACTGGCTCGCCACCAATACCAACCTCAGATGGTGTGGATATTATCTAGCTCCCGCCCCGAACCGCCCTCCATCCGGCTGGCAAGGTCAGTATGCCTCGCTCAAGGCGCAATGGGGGGTATTACCTATCTATGTCGGCCAACAGGATCCGAACACGGGTAATACTAATTACAACCCATCCAGCATCCTGACGGCGGATCAGGGCACAATCGATGGAAAGAATGCGGCCGATCTGGCCTCGGCTGATCAATTTCCATCCGGAACATTCGTCTATCTCGACTGGGAGGAGGGAGACCTTAACACGGGCGGCGCCAAAGATTACATCAGGTCGTGGATCGCGGCAGTGGCCGCAAGCGGCCAGATCATGCCCGGAATATATTGTTCGCACGCGATAGCGTCAGACGTCGCGGCGCTGGTCGATCAGATCAACCCGACGCCAATTGTCAAGTTCTGGTGCTGGAAAGTAAGCAATCCGACGACGCCGCATCCATATCATGGCGACCTGATGAACATTCCGCTGCTCGACCCATCGGGTTGCGGAGTTGTGGGCGCTGACGCGTGGCAACGAGAAGACAATGTGGTCCTTGCATTGGGAGACGGCGCACCCGTTACAACGTTGCAGGTTGACTTCAGTAGCGCATCTTCTGCCAATCCTGGGGCACCTATCCAACCGGTAGCCTGAGCAATCAGGGGAGAGACCGAGTTTTCGCGACTGTCGGAGGCGGTATGGGTCTCTGGAAAATCTTCGCCGCCATCGGCATTGCCCCGAATGGGCGGAATATATGCGTAACCGCCTCGGTGAACGAGACATGGGATCTCGATCTGGAGTATTCGCCGGTGCTCCAGGGCGCATTGTGGCCTGCTGATAATGCGGCCTGGGAGAAGTGGCAGACAGACTCGGTGGAGTCTGTTTCGCGGGTGGTGTATTTCAAGCAGGGCGTTAGCGATCCGTGCTTGGTGGTCGATACGGTACCGTCTAATACAACCGTCATATTCGATACGAAATTTTTTGGCCAGACCCAGACCCAGATCACGCTTAAAGGGGTTCTGCCAGCCGTGATTGTGGCTCCCGGTTCTACGCCGGACTACATGCCCCCGCTTGAGCTGAAAATCACTAGATTTGGCGAGTCGTCCGGCCCTCCCTTCAGCGACGACGGATACCCAATTTTCGCCGACGGCCTTCTCGGTTCGCAACAAATTCCACCCAATACGAAATTGCCGGATCTGGTCCACTATCCTGGGCTATACGAGTCGGGGAATCAGCCCGGACCGGCGGTCGCGGCCGCGCTCGGCCTCACCGTGCATAATTCGTTGCCGTTCAACGACTGGCGCCGGCCGATATCGCTGCGTTTCGTCGCGACGGACGACGGTCAGGGCGTGCGCCTGGTCATGTCGAGATACTTCGAGCTGGACACCCAGTCCCAAATCCTGTCAGCTCCCTACTATTGCGAATTCCAAATATCTGTCGTCCCTACAACAGATGCAGACGAGATGCCTCGTACCTCGGTGTTCCCGGCGGACCGAGTCCCCACCGTTTTTACCCAGGAACAACCAGCTGATATTCTCAGTAAGGCCCGCTCCGGCACCGTCACTGAGTGGCCTACTTGGGACCTCGTGCTGGCAGGCATTTCTTATCGCGCCATCCAGGATTTTTGGAACACGGTGGTGGCGCGCCCATACCATCGCTCCATCCGTGTGGCGGCACAGAGCCGGCCGAATTCGGTCGTTCCATTCTGGCGCGACTCAGAGCCGCTCAACCCGATCCCGCCGCCGGCGCTCACGGAACCGGTCTACGCGCTGCGATTCAAAATCGCCGGCTGGCGGGACGTCAGCAAGCCGATCACGAAAGACAACCTTTTCGTGTGTGGTCTGGAGCTGACGCCCGAGACAGTCAATGCAGACCCATTCCCGAAAATCGAAACCCAACTGGAATTCGCCGGCTTGGTAGATCATGGCGGAAATCCAGTCACGGTACAGATCGATCCGGGAAAACCAACCGGCAAGAAGTATTTCATTACCCTTGCACTATATAAGCCAAAGACAATCCCGGAAAACGGAGCAATCAACGCAGCCTGGAACTTTAGCAAAGCCGAGTCGACGACGACGCATCAATCCGTGCGGATCGGCGCGATGGATCTCACCTTCCTGAACAGTGGTGCCGGCCTTGACTATCCCGGTGGTGCTCTGGCGCTGACCGTTCAGGTCGATTTCGAAAGACAGACGATTGGTGGCGAACCGTTCAGCATCCCGCGGCCTCGGGTGATTTCGCCAAGCAATCTGCCGGTCCTGGATGCGCGTCCCGGCGGCCAGGACACGCCGGTCGGCGCCGAATATCTCCCATCCGAGCGCAGCGCTCAGTACGCGCGGCCTCCGGCGCTCGTGTTCGCACCGTATGCCACGCCAATCCCGCAGCCGCTTTTTCTGGAAGTTGCCGAAGATACCGGCGATCCAGAACACGGCGACGCGCAATCGCCGAAGCTCACGTTGCGTCTGAGGCAGCCGGAAGGGGCGCCATCGGACTTTGGCCAGGTCATCGTGCTCGATCCAGCTCCATTCACCGTGGCCGCCGTGCAGGCAAAACTGCTGCGGCAGACCGCATCGAACCTGCTTGGCACCTGGAGCAATGGCAGCGTCGATGGTTCGTCCTGGCAACTCGCGCTCGATCCAACCGGCTTCGCCCTGACCCTGCCGCCGCAGGCGATCGCAGAGACAATGTCGAAATGCGCGACCTCCGATGATCTTCAGCCCGGACAATTTTCGGACCTGCGCTTATCGCCGGTCGCCAGCGCGACCCTGGACGCGGCGCCGTTCCCTCAGCAGTTCGTCGAGCCATACTGGAATCTCCGCCGCCGGCTCGGCTTTCCTGGGCAGCGCGCGCCCGGTTCGGGGCTGAGAAGCTTGCGCTTCGAGCTGCTCTATGGTCTGCAAATCGACGTCAACGCGCCATTGATGTCCCTCGCGGAATTGCAATCGCGGATCGGTACGCCGCCTGGGCCACTTGACGATCCGCTGCCCTGGGCCAACGTGTCGCATGCACAGCAAATGCAGTTGCCGAAGGCCAACGAGGAATGGGCGGCGAAATACGCCGAACTCGACCGCCGGCTTGGCTGGCTGGAAATCTGGAGCCCGGCTCAACCGGCTGAATTCCAACTCAGTTCAAACGTGAATTTTACCCAGCGTGGCGCAGCGCTGAGCCAGATGCGCTCGCCGTTCGACAAGCAGCACGACGCCTCGAAAATCGCCGGCGGATGGATGTGGGGCTTCGAGTCCGCCAACATCCTGGCGGCAGTCCAGCGTTCGGCGAGCTCGACCGGCGGTGAACTGGCTAGACCGGCGTTGTCCGCGCTTGGCGGATGGGGTTGGCAAAAAGCCTGGTTTGACAACAACCGCACGGCGATCATCGCGGACGTGGCGATGGGGCGGACCGATTTCTACAGTCTGGAGCGGATCGGACGCATCGCGCCGTTCTGGAATACCGCCAAACACGTTATCGTCTATGAACGCACGGTGCGTCAGCATCGCGCTGAATTCAGCCGTACCGGGCTGGAGCGTCGACCGGTGCTACGCAAGGTCGCTGAGTACGTCGAGATCCTGCAGCCCGTGCGGCAACTGATCAACGACGGGACTGACAATCCGCTGGCCATGAGATTTTTCGAATCGGTCGAGTTTCCAAAACAGAACAATACTAATCCGCGGATTCCCGTTGACGGCGCCTGGGGTGGCGACTGGAACTCGGTCGATCCAAGCGGCAAAGCAGTCACCGGCTGGCAGGTTCCGCTGTGGCGTCCGGGAGAGGATCCGGCTGCCTATCCGAAGCCGCACATTCTCTCGCGCGTGACGGCGGTGCCGGGCAGCGCTGTGCCGGCGTCGACGGTCGAGCATGACAATCCGGACTTGTTCCGTTTCTATACCAGCACTGTGGCCAGCGATCATGATGATCCCGATCAATGGCAGCCGGTGAAGGGCATCGATTTCGTCGATCGGCCAGTGACGATAGCGTCGCCCGCGCTGGATAACCACAATCTGGATGCGTTGCTGCCCTCTCCAACGCCGATTGGCGTCGGGCTGGAACAATTCACCTTTGGCCTGAAGCCCGCGCCGGTCAAGGTGAATCTCACAGCCGGAAGCGCGACCGCCGTAGGTGCCACGCTGCGCAACGTGGTCGTGATGCGCGGAACCGGCGTTGGCAACTCAGCGGTCTCAGGGCCCTTGGACGCCATCGTCAAGGCGTCTTCCAAGCTTGATGAGATTGAAAGCGCGGCCAACGGCGTGCTCGCGTCATATCCGCCGGACTCGCAGCTGAACTCCGTGCTGACGGATTTGAAGCAAAAGTTGATGCGGTTGCCGGCCGCCACAGAGTGTCAGAACGCTCTGAATGGCGCACAAAGACTACTGGGCTCGCTGGCGGACAAAGCGCCGTGCGCCTTTCTCCAGCAGACTGCGACGAACAAAATCAACGATTACGCGACCAGTCTGAAAAACCAAATCGATCAGGTACAAACAAACCTGCTGTCGGCGCTCAGTAACATCTTGCCTTCAAGTATTGATCAGTTCAAGGTGCGTGCGAGGATCAAGCTGGCCCAGATCGTCGATCCCATCGCCTCTGTCTCCGGCGCGTTCGACGACGTGATCGAATCCGCGATTGCCCGGGTGCAATCCGCGATCCGATCGGTCAATTCCGCCCAATCAACGTTGCAACGGGAGGCTGAGACATTCTCACGGGGCGTGGCGCAAGTGATGCAAACGCCGCTGCCCAGTACCTTTACGCCGATCGGCAACACGCTCTTCGCGGATATCGACAGTTATCGGTCCGGACTAGAAACGTTGCTGCGATCGACCGAGACGGGGGTTCAGGCGGTTGGCCAGATCCGCTTCGGCGGCCTGGTTCCCCCAGCCGGAGTAACTGGGCTTCCGGCGAGCCTAAGTGACGCGCTCGCCGCTGTACGCCGGACGTTGCCGGTCACGTTGGCGAAGTTGCGCGCCCGTGTGAACGCGCTCGCCGGAACGCCGGATGTTCAGTCGGTCAGCCAGGTCGTCGCGGATCTTGGAGGTTTGGCCAGGGCGGAGTGCAAGGTCGCATCGGATCAACTCGGCCTCGCATCTGGTCTGTTGCGAGCAGGTATCGATGCCCTGAATGCCGCGGGAATGGCGCGTGCCTCGGCGTACAACGCGCTGACCGGCCAACTGGCATCGGTCACGGCGCAGCTCGATCAGGCGCTCGATCAGATGGGCAGCGACGCCAACGCGTTTATTCAATCGGTCAAGGCGATACTGACGGATGCCAGCAATCAGATCAGCAACGCCGCCAATACGCTGAATGGCGTGGTGTCAACGGCGATACAAAACAACGTTTGCCCTCTATTGGCTAACCGACAAAGCTGGATTGGTCAGTGCACCGCTCTCGAGACCGCGATGGGCCGGGTCGGCGCGGGGATCTGCGCGGAACTGGATGCGTTGCTGGGCCAGTACCCTTACGCAACGATCGCAGGCGCGCGGCAATTGGTCAGCGATTTCCTCAACTCCTCGCGGATCGAAGTCGATCAGATCGCCGGACAGGCCCTGTCGTCTATCGACAGTAGCGGCAACCCTGTCTTCTTCTCCGGCGGCCGTGGCATTTCGCTGCCGCGGGCGCTAGTCGAGGCGCCGGAAGCGCTTGGTCAGGCGATCAACCGCGAACTCGTGGCGCTGCACTTTCCGATCGCGAGCCCCACGATCAACATGACCCCGGTCGGCGTGCTGGTCGACCGAGTTGGCGGCGAACTCAAATCGCTCGGCGTGCGCATGCCGAGCACGAGCTTGTGGGACGGGTTCATACCAGATACGAAGGCGATTGGCCTGAGCGACCTGCTACCGGATTTCTCCGGTCTGAAGCTGGATGGTTTGTTCAAGGGCATCTCGCTCACGGATCTCAAGATCGACCAAATCAGGCTGTCTCACGGCATCGAAGCCGAAACGCACCGGGCCTGGCTCGAGGCGGCGATTAACATAAAGATGCCGCCCGACATGACGATCTTCAACTGGGAAGTGCTTGAACTGCACGTATTGGACGCGCGGTTTCAGGCCACGTCGCGTATCAGCGTCGACACCGCTGGCGCGGTTCAGCGCTCGGCCCAGGGAAGCATCACTGGAAACTGGGGACTGGTTATTTCGGGTGCGACATTCGTCACGTTCAACAATACGACGTTGACGTTCAATGATGGCCATATATCTTTCATGCTCAATCCAAAAGACATCAATCTTAGTGGCGGACTACAGTTCCTCTCGACCTATCTCACCGATGTAAGCGGCCATCTGCCGGGCGGGCCCGACGCGGGCGTCGCGGTGCGGCAGATCGAGAACAATGGCTTGCCGGTTGGTGCCGAGGCGTTGCTCGATCTGCCATTGCCACCGTTGGATTTTGGCACCTTCGGCATCGCCAACGTCGAACTGATCGGCGCGCTTGGTCTTGGCCTGTTGGGCAGCGAAGATAGTTTCGCGGTACGGTTGATGTTTTCCTTGGCCGAACAGACGACGCCCTTTACGTTGTCCGTCTTCGTCCTGGGCGGCGGCGGCTGGCTCAATGCCGATTGCATCTACTATCCGCTGCTCGGCCGCCTCGACTCCGACATAACGATCAGCTTTGGCGCGACGGCGCGGCTCGCCGTCGATCTGGTGATCGTCAGCGGGTCGGTTGAACTGTATTTCGGTTTGGCGGCCGAGTTTCACTCGGGCGGTGGGACGTCGTTCTCGCTGGCGATCATCTTCGTCATGGACGGCAGCGTCTCAGTTCTTGGCATCCTGTCAATTGATCTGAACCTGACGCTGGAGGTAGTTTACGATGGCCGTAACGTGACTGGCTTTGGAACGGTCCGCGTGCGTGCCAAACTGGGGCCGTTCTTCAGCATCTCGATCGACCAATCGGTGCAATACCAACTCGGCGACGCCAGCCAGCATCCAAGTGCGTTGGACATATCGGCGGCGGCGAACGATTACCATCAGCAACTTGATTCCGAAGGCTAGGACCCAGCAATGGCGCGCACTCTCGTCATAAAACTGGACCCGCATGAGCTTCTACCAACGTATTCCGCCGGCTGCACCGACTACAGCATAGCGCTGACCACCAGCGTCGACAGCGCGAGCGCCGACGCCGCCGACCCAGTCGTTGCTAAACAGTATCTGACGCCGTGGCGCTGGGAGGCAATTCAGGCGTTCCAAGTGTGGAATTTATCAACTCCGGTCGGACAGCCTGTCGACCAGATCAATACGGCGGTGACCGTCTCGCCGACGCCAGCAGGCACGCCAGACCTATCAAAATTCCTGAACACCCTTGACGGAACGTTGCCTGATCCGACGCCGGGCGACCTTTTCTACGATGACAAGAATACGTCCGGTGATCCAGAGCAATGTTTCGCGACGAAGCTAGCGTCGCTGCAAGGCGTGGGCGCATCGACGCCACAATGGCTCAAGCTGGTCAGTTTCGCGCGGGTCAAAACCGCCGACTTACCGCCGCTCCCCCCGCCGGTGGGGCAACAACCGCGGAAAATAGCGCTCGTTCCGGTGATCGAAGTACCCGGTCTGGCGGCCGGCCAGAGTGTCGTGCTCACCCCGGATACAGTCAGTGCGCGTACCACGAAGCCAAAAAATGATGGGGGCGCGGCGGCGACGTTCAACTATCTTCAAAGTCCGGCAAACGCGTTGCCGTTCATTGTCCGGGGCGAAATCCAGCTTGATCCGCCCTGGCAACCGGACCCCGGCGCGCTCATCGATCCCAATAATCTGCTTGTCTTCGCCAGCGGACACCCGAACAACTTTGGCCTCTACAGCGATGACTGGCTGTCCGGGTTGGCCGCGCGGGTGGCCGAGGGAGCCGATCTGCTGAACCTGGTCGTCGCCTGGGCAGAAAAGTTTCTCTCGCTTGATCCGATCACCATTCCGACTCCGTGTATTATTACGCCGAACCCGACCCACGGCGGGCTGTACACGGTGCGGCTGGCTTTTCTGGCGGCCTGCCGGAGCGTCGCGCATGCCGGCGCCAAGGCCGAAGCGGGCCAGGCCGCTCCACCTAAATTGCTCACGGACCCGCCCGACCCGGCTTCGCTCGCCGATGACCTGATCGCGGCAGTCAATCCAAGCGGTAACCCGAATGCGCGCCATGGTTTGGTTCGCGCCCTACGGGAGCAAGACGCGAACAGCGACAGCATTTACAGCGCCAATTGGGATCTATGGCGGAACAAGTTCAATTGCCTTCTGGGCAATCTGCCGGGCAAACCGGCGTGGCTTAACGGGGCGCTGGTTGCGCCATCGCAGACGGATCAACGGCTGACACGGGACGAGATCGATCAGGAATTGCTGGGCATGCGCGCTATCAGCACGGCGCTGTGGCGCGCCGACATCGCGTCGACGGTAATCACTAAGCAATGGGAGGGAGTGACCGACCCAACGACCAACGCGGTGATCGACCCGACGATCATCAGCTCGGCCCTGGCGGCGGCCCAGTCGCGCGATCGCGGTCTGCGTCGACAACTGACGCTCGGGTCATTCGGGCCAGACCTTTGGACGAAGCTGCTGACGCCGGCCACCGGCGTGACGGACCCGGTCGCGATCAGCCAGGCATTCCCGGAAGTCGTTGCCGATTATGCAAAGGGCGCCCTGGGCGGCGCCTTACCCAATGCGCAATTTACTAGTTTCGTGACGGACAGGGCGATCGCCTATGCCTCGCTGGCGACGACCCCGACGTCGCCGCCACCAGCGGTGGGGCAGACGGCCAAAAACAGCCTTCTCGGCTTCAACCCAACACGCAAAGGGAATTGTGAATACGGCGACGGAACGCCGACGCAACAGTCTGGGGGGCTGGTCTATGCCTTCGATAGGGTCGGACCGGAAAACGGCGCGGCGGATTTTCTCAATCGGCTAGCCGGTGTGGTGGTGTTCCTGAAGCAGGGCAATGCTAGCGCGATCGGCCATACGTTGCAGGACCTGGCATCGCCCGCCAACCTGCAAGGCTGCTTTGGCTCGTGGCGCGCGCTGAACATCGCCGATCTTTACCTCAAATATAGCACTACCGATCCGGCGATCATTGAGCGCGCGATATTGCCCGCGGTCCGGTTTACCACCGATGGCGGCGTGCGCCACGCTCTGATCACCTACAACGCCCATCCGCTGATCGCCCGAAGTCCGGCGGCGAAGCTTGTCGGCGATGTCAACGCGACGCCGCCGCCGAAAGGGCTGTCGCGAGGCCCGATCGATACGGAATACCACGCGCCGAAAAAGCCCAATGGCCAATATGAGGATTGGGCCAGGCTGCCGGAGCTGCGGTTCGGCCAAGTTTACGCGCTGCAGGCCTTCGCGCGCACCCATGCGGGCGCGTTGCCCAGCGAACTGGTAGCGCCGGGTGGGCATCCCGCTTACCTCAAGCCCTGGAGCGAAACGGTCGATATTGGCACTGTGTCGACGGATGGCACGGTTCTGGCTCGGGTCGCGCGGTATCTGCGTCGCGTCGCGGTCGGAGCTCCGGTGTGGCAGGCCGCGCCAGGCGATCCCCGGTATGGCAAGGCATCGCCTCTGCCGGCGCCAACCTTGCCACCGATCCCCTCCGGCGTCACGCCGCTAGCTCCCGAAGTGCCGCCCTGGTCCGGAGGTGGCAGCTTCGATTTGCCGCTGCTGCTGTTGCAGCCGAACTGGAAAGCGCTGTCGCGGCCGGAGCAGCACCCGCCGCCGCCAGATACGATGGCGCCGACGAGCTTCACGTTCCAGCTTCGCATGCCGACGGTGGACCTGGAGACCTGGGACCACTGGGTGGCGACAGGCGCGGTACGGCACACATCAGCGGCGGCCGTGGCGCAAAAGGCCGGCAACGCCGCGGCGGCGGACGCCGCGACTAAAGCCGCGAAGGCCGTCCAGGATCAGCGGATTAAGGTCAGAGCCGAGTATTACACCAACCTGTCCTTGCGAAAGTCGAAACAGCCCGCGGCGTCCATCGACATTGACGATCCTGCGGTGACGGGCGTGCTGGTTAAGGTGATCGATCGATCGCCGGGAGGCGCCGACGCGGCTCCGCCAGCGACGACTCTCACGCTGCCAATCACGACGCTGCCGGCCTGTGCGGGCACTGGCCTCGCCGGGGTTCGGAGACCGCCGATTGCCGTCACGGTCACTGTCGCTACCGGGGCGTGGGGCGTGCAGCCGTACGACACCGCCAACAACGCGCTCGAAATCTGCGTGCCAAAGGGGCACGTGATCGAGGTCGATATCAGCGTCCTGGTTCCGGCGTCGGAATTTTTTACGGGCGTGACGGCCACGCCGCCAGCGCGCATGATCGCGATCAGCGACTTTGGTTACGCGCCACTCGACACCGACCGTTCCCTGATCTGTTGCGGCATGATGCGCTTTGTCGTCGAGGTCGCGACCAACACGTTGCCCGATGCCGGGGCGCTGCGGGACGCACTGGTGCCCTCGATCGCTGGAGACCAGTTGCGGGTCGCGTTCAATACCCTGCCGACCGCGCCGTTCGCTTACTGCCAGTGGGCTGAGCCGATGCGTCAGATATGGCGTTGGGATGGCAGGGCATTGGCCGATTTCCCCTGGCCAAAGCTGACGCCAGCTAACACACTCGCGTTCGATCCGCTGGATGCAACGGACGGTATCGGGACGGATGCCTGCGCGAACTGGGAAGTGCGAGGTTTTGGCTCGCGCGCGGATACAGATTACTCCCAGCAGCGGGTACGGCTGATTTACAATCAGGCGCGATCCGCAAACGAAGTTCCGGTGCTGTATCAGGAGTCGATCGAAGGGGATCGGCGCGCGCTGTATAACCGGTTCGCGGTGCGGGTGATCAGCCGGTATCAGGGCGTGATCCCGCTGGATGCGTCGGACACGCTCAATCATCTCGGCCGGTCCTCTTTGGAGGCGGCGAAAAGCAATGAGCTGGCGGCCTGGCAACGTCTGGTCGTACGACCGCGATGGAGCCAGGCGCTGCCTCGCCCGAACCTGCGCTGTCTGCTGCCGCTGTCGAAAGCCGGCGCCCACGGCAAGACCAACCTCTTGGCGGTGTTCGACGAGACCTGGTACGACATGGCCGGTTTCGCCGAAATCGCGCGCGCGAAGGTGGCTGCCGCAGCGCCGATCAGCGACGCTCAGCCGCCCGATGCGTCGCCCATGACCGAAATCGGCTATGACCCGATTGTCAGCGCGCGCGCGTGGGAAAGAGGCGACGATATCGTGTTCGCCGCGTCGGGCGGGATTGGTTTCACGTCGGACACGGATTCGGACGCGCCGTTGTTCAACACGACGGCATTTCTGATTTCCAGTTCCGTTCCGCTGGATGCATGGACATTCGTGAAACTGAGTTTTGCCCGCGACATCGCGGCCGGGGCCTCGGCGATAACGATGTCACCCGCAACCGACGCTGACGACGAAGCCTGGACCCCTGGGCACTGGGTTCAGATCCTGCCGGACTCGGGCCAATTCGATTGTGGCACGCCGGAGGCGCCGGCGTTGATAGCGGCCAGCGATCTGCGGCTCATGCTGACGCCGGCCACTCCCCCAGAAAGCGGGACGTCGCTGTCGTTCACGGATGCGAGCGACACGCCGGTCGTGCTGTTGCCGACGCAACTGAAGACCAGCGATGCGGCGAAAGCCGCGACCGGGTTCGTGACGTTTGAATTCTGGTTGGTGGTCACCGTTGGCATCAGATCGACTGGATTCGAAACGGACGAGAATGGTTTCGCTGGCGAAGCCTATATCCTAACGGTGAAGCTGGACGGCGCGTCCGCCCTGCTGCCGGCAAAATACGCGCGGGCCACCGGGCCGATCTTCGCGCGGGTCGTGGAAGTGCAGCGGCGTATCGGCGCGCCCCCGCAGCCATCCGATGGCTCGCCGCCGCCCGACGATCCGCTGTGGCTCGAACTGTTCCCGGATGAAAAGGGCGGGCTGTTGGAGCCCGCCATGCGGATCGTACGCGTCTCCGATCCGATCGGTGAGAACGGACCGAAATGGAATCAGGGCAAGCCGACAAACCCGGCCGCCCTAGGCGTCTGA